CTGCTCGACATCCGGCGCATGGCGACCGGCACCGTGGACCTCACCCAGCAGATCGCCGAGTCCGGCGCCCTGTTCCTGGGCACGTTCGTCCACGGCATCCGCGTGTGGCGCTACGGCCGCACGGTGGACGTGAACGGCACCAGCACCGACCTCATCCGTCCGAAGTACGCCGAGTTCGTGGCCCGCACTCCGGCCGCGCAGTTCGTCACGTACTACGGCGCGATCGAGGACATGAAGGCGATCGGCGCGGGCAAGGTGCTCCAGTCCAAGCGCTTCTCGAAGAGCTGGGAGGTCGAGGACCCGAGCTGCCGCATGCTGCTGATCGAGTCGAACCCGATGCCGGTTCCCCGTCGCCCCAACGCGACGGTCTCGGTCCAGGTGCTCGCCTAGTCCGAGCGGACTGACACATCAGGGGCCGGGTGCAAGGCTGGCCCGGCCCCTGATTCGCCCTGACAGCCGAACATGAACACAATTCGGCACCAGAGCCGAATACGACAGGAGGCAAACCGTGAGCGAAGAGAAAACCTACCGAGTGATCCAAGGCGCCGTGCGCATGCCGAGGAATGCCAAGAAGGAAGGGACGTTCGTCCTGCGACGCGCCGACATGGTGGTGCAGGGAGAACTGCTGCCGCCCGGCGTCTTCACTCAGGCCGACATCTTGAGCTGGCTCGCCGAAGGCCGCATCGAAGAGGCCGGAGCACCCGTCGCCGAAGCCGAGGAGCAGGAGCGAATCCGCAACGCCAACCCCTTCCGATGCGACCCCTCCACGCTGTTGGGCAAGACGATCGACGAGCTGCTCATGATGATCTACGAGATCGACGATGAGTACGACCTCAGCGCCATCGAGACCGAGCAAGACGCCGTGCGCCTGCTGACTTCGGGCTGGGATCCGAAGTACATGCAGACCGTCGCGCCGGTCAACGACCGTTCGCGTCCCGAGAACCTCGCGCTGCACAAGCTGGAGCAGGACGAGGACGGCAACAGGGCCGTGAAGACCGACACCACCGCCCTGTCGGCCGAAGCCCAGGCGAACCTCGCCAGCGCCAAGGAACGCGCGCAAGCGCCCAAGGAAGAGGAGTAACCCGACATGGCCGCACCCTTGTTCGTGACTGACGAGCCGACCCTCAAGGAGCGCCTGCGATTGAGCGCCGTCCCGGCTACCGCCCTGGACACGGAGGCGATCATCGACGAGGCGATCCTACGGGCTCGAGTCCGCTTCTACACGGACTTGGGTGCGGACAGGGCGAACGAGCTCGCTGCGATTTCCTTCTCGGAGACCCCCACGACCGACGAAGGGATCCTCCGGGCCTTGGCCTTCACCACCGAGGTGAAGCTGGTCTACCGCGAGCTGCTGCGCCTCCTGCCCAACGCGTTCATGGACGCCTCCGGCGACGTGAACCACCGCTGGCAAGAGGAGGCGCCCGTGCGCGAGCGGGGGGCCTTCGAGCTGGACGAGGAGATCAAGCGCATCGAGAACGAGATCGCCGATGCGATGATGAAGCTGGCAGCGCCGAACGACACTCAGGGCGACCAGGTGCAGACGTTCGACGGCACGCCTGACGAGCAGACCTCCTTCCCCGAGAACACGCCGCGCGTCGGCATGAGCCTCAAGGGCAGCCGCGGAGTCAATCCGCCGCGCGAGGACTAGTCATGGGGTACAAGGAGGCCATCCACAACGTCCTGGTGCAAACCGCTTACGCGGGCACGTTCCCGGAGGCCATCTACTCCAAGGAGCGGCCAAGTCTGCTATCCGAGGGCACGGCACAGGCCGTGAAGTCCGCGGAGACCAACGAGGTCCGTGGCGCCTTCGGCATCGACACCGAGTATGGTCGGGAGTTCCGCCAGGAGCGTCAAGGCTGGGCGTGGCTCCTCATCATCCGCTTCGACACCGAGGTCACTCTCGAACGCTTCGAGAAGTCGCTCCTGGAGAACCCGCTCTTCCTCGCACAAGACCCCTCCGACGATCGTGACCATGCGGTTCACATCCTGTTGGAGGATGCGTCATACGAACACCCGCCTCGTGGCGGGGCGTCGAACGGTACACAAGTCACGTACCGATTCGTGGCCCAGTTGTACCAACAGTAGCTACTGCAACCCTTCTACGGAGACACCAACATGCCCGGAATCAACACGACCGGCGCCCCGCAGACCCGGGACTACACCCTCGGGCGTGGCATCGTGCGCCTTGCTTCGCTGACGGCAGCGGGCCTTCCCGACTCGGATGGCTTCCGCGACCTCGGCAACGCGACGGAGTTCAACATCTCAGTGGCGGTGGAGGACATCCGCCACCAGAACAGTCGAGACCAGCTCAAGATCACGGACAAGCGCGTCACCATCTCGCAGGAAGTGGGGCTCTCCTACATCCTCGACGAGATGAACTTCCAGAACCTCGCCGACTTCTTCTCGGGCGACACCGAGACGTACACCAACCCGCACGACACGGCGTGGACCGGCCACGACACCGCTATCGTCACCGATAGCCTCAAGGTCGGCAACTGGTATCAGCTCAAGGACGACAACGGCGAACGTGTCTACAACCTGGACGCCACCGGCTGCGTCTACTCGTTCGAGCAAGATCCCGCAGGCACGCCCGCCGTGCTCGCGGCCGACGACTACGAGATCGACGAGCAGATGGGCCTGATTCGCTTCCTGGGCACCGGCACCACTTCGCTCTCCGACGGAGACGTGATCGGCTTCGAGATCAGCACGGGCGCCACCGTGGGTCAAGACCTCGATCAGGTCAACGCTCTCTCCGAGAACGACGTGACCGGCGCTCTGCTGTTCATCCAGTCGAACGCGAGCGACTTGGGTCAGAAGACCGAGTTCCTGTTCCACAAGGTCTCGCTGGCGAGCGACGGCGACCTGTCACTCATCGGCGACGAGTTCCAAACCGCGTCCTTCACAGGAGTCGCGGAGGTGAACTCCGGCGTGACCGACACGTCGCAAGTCCTGACCGTCCGCACCTACGACCAGCAAGCGTAGGTCCAACCGAGGCTTCAAGGCCCGGGGCTTCGGCCCCGGGTCATCCCTCCACTCAACATCAAGGCAGATGACACGATGAGCTGGCAAAAACAATTCACCTTCCGCGACAAGCGAAGCATCAAGCACCAGGTCAGCGGGCAAGAGTTCCGCTTCTACCCCAACCGGATGGCTCTGCTCAACGAGGCACGCGACCTGTCCGGCCCTATCGCCAAGGCGATCAACACCCTCTTCGCCGACCAGTCCCGCGACGCAGGCTCGGCCGTGAAACGTCACCACGAGGGTGACTTCTTCATGGAGGACATCCAGACGGAGCCGCTATCAATCGAGATGGCGCAGCACCGGCTAGCCGAGCGCAACGAAGCGATCGAGACGATCCTCGACACACTGGCCGACGAACGCTCGATCAGGCTGCTTGGCAAGCTGTTCATGGACAGCCTGCGTGACAACTTCCCCTATGCCAAGGACCGCAGCATCGCCGACGTGGAGGAGTTCCTCTTCGGTGAAGGGGAGGATGACGAATACCAAGGACTCGACATGCCTACGGTGGTCGAGCTGTTCCAAGGCTGGATGAAGGCGAACGCCACCGTCTTCGGCGAGGCGGGGGAGCAACTGGTCGGACTGGTCCGGGCGAAGATCGAGGGACTCCGCGCCGACTCCAGCTCGGAGCCGACGAGTCCGACCAATGGCGAGCCCTCCAAGACGCCTACGTCGCCGCAGTCGGACACGGATTCAGCACCGACTTCCTCGACCGACTAGACCTGCTTCAATTCAACGCTCTCATGACCTCCATCAACGAATTTCGCATACGCCAGCGGGTGTCGGCCATCTACGACATGGCCCACGGCTCGCAGGGTACAGCGAAGTCGATCAAGGAGTACGTGAAGACGTTGATGAGGTCTGTCGGTATCCACAAGGAAGTGATGGGGTCGGCCGACGACTTCAAGAGGGATATCGGGAGCATCTAAATGGTTGAACGCGGGGGACTTGACTATCCCATCAGGGTCCGAGACGAGTTCTCGAAAACGACCGCCTTGTTCCGCAAGGAACTGCGGCAATCGAAGAAGGAGTTTCGGGAGTTCCAGAAAGCGCTCAGGACCGGGCGCCAAGGGAGTGCGTCTGCTCGCGAACTGGCAAAGGCCACGAGAGAACTTGCGGCTGCGCGTCGTGCCCTCAACGAAGCGCGCCGCAAGTCCACGAAGCCGCTGACGGACGAAGAGAAGGCTGCTGCCGCCCTCGCCGCCCAGCACAAGAGGGAGTTGAGGAACCTCGCGCTACTGGCCAAGGCCCAGCGCGATCGTGAACGACGCGCGACTGCGCTGCGCAACGCACAAAACGCCGATCTGCGTCGGCAACAAGCCCTGCTCAAAGCGCAAGAACGCAAGGCCGCAGCCGATAAGAAGTCGGCTCAGTCCACCAACGTGGACTTCCAGGCACAACGCAGGCTCAACGCCGAGCTATTCCGTCAGCGAGTGGCGCTCAAGGAGATCGCGCTACTCAAGGCCCAAGCATCGGCGCAGCGCCTGGGCGGCGACCTTATCGGATCGCAGGCCACGCTCAAGCGGGCACAGCAACTGGAGCGATCCCTCGTCGGCTCGCAAAAGGCCGCGACGAGCATGCTCTTCACGTTCCGCCGACTGGTGGGAACGCTGGCAATCTTCACCCTCGCGCGCAAGGGCGTGCAGGCGTTCAACGACCTGGTACGTGAGGGGGTCAAGTTCAACGACACCATCGCGACCGCGCAGCTCGGGATCGCGGGCCTGGTGACTACGCTGGGTGACGTGCGCGATGCTCAGGGCCAATCGGTGTCGAAGACTGAGGAGTTGAACCTCGCGCTTGGCATCGCTCGCGAGCAGACGGCCAAGCTGCGGCAGGACAGCTTGCGCACGGTCGCCACGTTCCAGGAGCTGCTCAACACCTTCCAGGTCTCGGTCGGCCCCGGCCTCGCTGCCGGGCTCAACCTCGACGAGGTGCGCCAGCTCACGGTGGACATCTCGCAGGCTGCTGCGGCGCTCGGCGTCCCGCAAAACCAGCTCGCAGAGGAAGTTCGCTCGCTGCTGAGTGGCACCATCCAGGCGCGCACGACTCGTATCGCCACCGCGCTCGGTATCACCAACGCGGACGTACGCAGGCTCAAGGAGACCGGCGAGCTGTTCACGTTCCTGGAGGAGGAGTTCTCCGGATTCGCCGAGGCCGCGCAGCGACAAGCGCGCGAGACCTTCACCGGCATCGGCGTGCTCATCAAGGGTATCGTCCAGGAGATTCTCGGCAACGCCGCGCAGCCGCTGTTCGAGGAGCTGCTCGACCTGGGCAACAAGCTCTTCGACAACGTGCTCACGATCGTGGATGAGGCCGGGAACATCCGCCCGAACCCCGATGTCGTAGAGGCGTTCCAGGCCATCTTCAACGCGCTGCGCGACGGCGTGGTCAAGGCCCGCGAACTCGCATCGGAGATCGGCGTGAGCGGCTTCCAGTCGGCGCTCGGCGCCGCGGGGTTCGCGCTCCAGGTCATCGTTGGGGCGCTCGAAGTCGTGGTGTCGCTATTCCGCGACGTGCTCTCGGTAGTGACTCTCGTCAAGGAGCAGCTCGGGTTCTCCTCCACTGAGTCCAGCGCCGTCGCCCAGGAGATCGGCAAGTGGGGTGCGCGCCTGCTCATCGCCAACGCACTCCTCGGCAAGATCAACAAGAAGCTCCTGCTCGCGGTCAAAGGCCCGGCCATCCTCGTGGCCGCGTTTGCGTCCGTGGCCAAAGCGATCGAGTTCATCCTCGAAAAGATATTCGGCGTCAACCTGAACATCCGCGAGACGATCGAGCTGATCTCCCTCGGCTTGCTCGGCGCGTGGTTCTCGGTCGTCGAGGTGGTGAGTGTGCTGGGCACCACCATCACCACCACCCTGGCCAACGCCTTGGATACGGTCATCACCACGGCCAAGAACAAGGCGTCCGAAGGCAAGGGGTTCATCGCGGCCCTCTTCGGCGACGACGAGGCTTCGCAGCGCGCCGCGACGGATCGGATCAACCGCGAGCTGGACCTGGCGCAGCGCGTCGCCAAGCGCCGCAAGCAGGCCGAACTGGAGATCGCGGACATCCGCGCACAAGCCGCGGCCAAGCAGAAGGCCCTCGAAGAGGAGATCGCTGCCGTCGTCGGGGGCGCTGCCGGGCGCGGGGCCCAGGGCGAAGGCTTCGACCCGGGCTTCGATGCTGCGAAGGCCGCGCAAGAAGCTGCCGATGCCGCTGCCTCGTTCGTGTCCACGGCCGACAAGCCGATCAACGAGCTGGGCGAGTCGCTCACCACCGTCAACGACCAGATCCGCAAGGCCAGGCTCGAGTTCGAGCAGGCCACGGCTGCCGCTGCTGCCGGGGCCGGTGCTGGGGGCCGAGGCATCGTCTCTGCCTTCAACAAGGAGGAGATCGCGAACGCCGAGCGCCTCCGGAAGATCCGCACGGCCCTGGCCGAGACGGAGCGCGAGATCGCGCGCTTGCGCCAGGAAGGTGTCGCGGACACCGAAGGGTCCTTGGTCACGCTGTTGCGCGACGAGAAGGATCTCAAGGACGCCATCGCCGTCGCGGAGGGCACGTCTCTCCAGCTCGCCGCCCTCAAGGCCGCCACGGTCGCGGAGCGGCTTCTCCCGGCCGTGCGCGAGGAGAGCGTTGCCCTCCAGGCTCAGGTGGCCGCAGAGCGCGCCAAGACCGCTGCCGTAGTCGCACAGGCGGGCCCGCGCGAGATGGCTCTGGTGGCCGCACGGAGCGCTGTGCAGCTCGCCGAAGCCGAGCTGGCCGCCATGCAGCTCCGGAACCAGACCGAGCAGCAGGCACTCGCGGCCAAGGCCGCGCAGCTCCCGCCCGGCGCGGAGCTGGACTCCCTCAACCAGATCATCGAGGCGCTGGCCATCCGGCAGGGGTACGAGGAGGAGATCCTGCGCCTGCGCCTGGAGCAGCTCCAAGCCGCGGAGCGGGAAGCCGAGAAGGTCGCCAACGGCTCCCTGACCGAGGGCCTCAAGGAAGGCTTCACGCAGTTCGCCGAGCAGTTCGGGTCCACGTTCCAGGCTGGCATCAACATCGTCAAGCAGAGCCTCCAGGCGTTCACGCAGTTCGCCTCGCAGGCCATTGTCGATGCGTTCGATCCCACCAAGGAGGTGGACATCAAGGAGCGGTTCGCGCGCCTGATGCAGCAGATCGCGCAGACCGTCCTCCAGCAGCTCATCCAGCTCGCTATCGCCAAAGCCATCCTCGGCTTCAAGGACGGCGGCGTGGTGCCGGAGATGAACGTGAACGGCATCCCGCTCTCCTTCGCGAAAGGCGGCGAGGTTCCGGAGCACTGGACAAGGCGCGCCAAGGGCCTTGCCAAGGGCGGGTTCGGAAGGCCGCGCCACGTCCCGGCCAGCGATACTGTCCCGGCGTGGCTCACGCCCGGCGAGTTCGTTGTGAACAGGGATGCGACCAAAAAGCACTTCGCCACGCTCAGGGCCATGAACGACGGTGACATGGAGGTCGTGGGGAGCTCGTCCGCGGAGGCGGCCGGGCCCAGCACCGCTATGGCGGCCGGGGGCCTCGTCTCCGACCGACTCTCCAACGTGGATCAAGGCTCTGAGTCCAGCAACGGTGACGGCGACCTCGTGGTCGTGCCCGCTGTCGTCGCAAGCGACCGGGAAATGGACACCTTCTCCGCAGGCGGGCGGAACGCCCTCTTCGCGTTCATGCGCGAGAACGCGGGCAACATCAACGCGCTGCTCGACCGCGGCGCAACCGGCAGAGGACGCTAACCATGTCTTGTAGATGGATCGAGGGTTTTGAGACCCACCTCCCCATTGACCAGCTCGCGCGGAAGTACGCCTCGGTGTCAGGATCTTGGTCGTCGCAAGCCGGGAGGGTGTTCGGCACCTCCGCAGGCCCCAACTCCGCGGTCATGGTCACGCCGTCCTTCGGCACCGACAACACGGCCGTGATAGGGTTCGGGTTCCGGTTCAACAACCACACCACGGTTGTGAACTCCGGCGCGCAGGGACTCTACTTCGAGACAGGCGCGAACGAACAGTGCCACATCGAGTGGGAGTCCACGAGCGGCTTCGGCACCCGGTTCCTTATCAAGCGGGGCTCCACCACTGTCGCCACGTCGAGCTACTTCGACTTCGGGGTGTGGCACTACATCGAGGTGAAGCTCACCGTGCGCACTGGCACGAACGGAGCGTACGAGCTGCGACACAACGGCGTGCTCGACATCTCCGGCTCCAGCGTGAACCTCGCCGACAACGCCACAGACGGCTGGGACGTGTTCGCCTTCCGCTTCTCGTCTACCCTGGGCGCGGTCCTACGCCTGGATGATATGTACCTCCTGGATGGTACGACCGCGTACAACAACGACTTCCTCGGCCCATCCATCGTCGAGGGCTTGCTGCCCAACGCCGACAGTACGCCTCTCCAATGGACGCAGAACGGCTCGGGCGATCACTACACTTCGGTGAACGACCCGGGTACTTCTGGTCCGGATGACAGCGGGGTCGGAGGTACTATCGGCTCCGACACGAATGGCCAACAAGACTTCTTCGACTTCGAGGATCTCCAGCAGATCACCGGCACCATCCATGCCGTGCAGCTCGGTGTGCAGCTCGGTATGGCGGCTGCCGGTACACGCACGGTGCGCACCGTCTACAAGGACCCGGACACGACCGAGGTGGACAACTCCTCGCACGTCGTAGATGCGACCGAGTTCGACGAGTTCACCGAGGTCTTCGACCGCAACCCCAACGGCGGCGGGGCCTGGGATGTGACTGACATTGACGACGGCGAATGGGCCGTAGAGGTGGTGAGCTAATGACACTCCGATGGCTAGAAGGGTTCGAGAACGCCACGACCATCATGGACGTTCACGGGCGCGTCTATACCGACGACACAGGCGTGTTCACGCAGGTCGGCGGGGCCGCCGATCCTGTGGGCGGTAACGCCGTCAGTTCTGACGACGCCCAGTTGACCACGCCTGTGCTCGTCAGTCCCACACAAAACTCGTGGATCTTGCAGTTTGCCTTCCGAGGTGCTAACGCCGACACGATCAACAACGGTGCTCTGCCATTCATCTCCCTTCGCAACACGGACGGCGAACAGTGTCGCTTGGAAGTTCTCCAGGCCAACGACACGAACGGTAAGCCTGGCGGCTACTACTTCAAGTGGCGTCTCGTACGAGGATCGACCACGCTCGTGACCGGAACCGACTTGTTCCACTACGCGGTTGATGGGGAGTGGATCTACTTCGAGTTCAAGATCACGGTCTCCAATGCCTCCGGAACATTGGACGGAAGATTCCGCCATATCAACAAACCGTCGCTGAACGCCAGCGGATCGCCGACCACAATGTCATGGGACGGCGCCACCACCGGCCTTGACACGCAAGAGCAAACCTCGACTGGTGCGGATCGCGTCCAAGTCTCGTGGAATACCGGCAACCTGAACGACGCGGTGGCCTTCGACGACCTCATCATCATGGACTCTGCGGGCACGGTCAACAACGACTGGCTAGGGAAAGTCATCATCGAGGGCCAGAAGCCTTCTGGCGATGGCACCACAACCAACTGGACCTTGGCCGCGGCCACTTCGACCGAAGATGCTTGGAATGAGCCACTAACCTCCATCGAGGACGACAAGAGGCTCACGAGCGACACTACGAGTCAGGTCCACCTTTGCACGGTTGGTGCCACCGACAAGATCCAGGGCGGGACTATCGTCGGTGTGCGACAGGACATCCACTGTCGCATGGAGACGACTGCTGACTTGGACATAGGACACCGCTACCGCAAGACCACAGGCACGCCCGCGGAGACGACTGCGGGCGTCGATCTCAACGTGGACAGCACGACAATGGAAGCAAGCGCTCACGTCACGGAGGCAGACCCTAATACGGGTGTGGCATGGGACTTCGACGATCTGGCGTCATACGAACACGGCGTGATAAACAACGGCTAGCGAGGCCCGAGGGTATGGTCGAAGTCAGAGCATCTCGGCTTGCGCAGGAAGTCCTCGCTGACGAAGGGGATGTTGGCGGCGTCACGCGCGTGGACGTGCAGGTCGGCGCGATCTCCGACGACGACACGGGGGAAGTCCAGTGCTCCCGCATGACCGTCGAGGTGCTGGCGCAGGAGCCGGATGTCGCATCCACGACTCGAGTCGATGTGCAGGTCGGCGCGCTCTCCGACGACGACACGGGGGAAGTCCAGTGCTCTCGCATGGCCGTCGAGGTGCTGGGGGCTCCCTTGGCCGAAGCCGCGGCCACGCGCGTGGACGTGCAGGTCGGCGCCCTTTCCGACGACGACACGGGGGAAGTCCAATGCTCCCGCATGTCCATCGAGTGCCTCGCGCGCCAGGGCTCGGCAGGACCAGTCACCCCTCTCGCACTGGTAGACGACGCGCACATCTTCCTGCACAACTGGGCCACGAAAGCCGAGATGCGCACGTCGTTCCGCAACAGCGTGAAGCCGTCGCCCGACTCTGGCGCGGAGTCTCGTCGAGGGCTGAGTGTCAAGCCGCTCCGCAGCATGAAACTGGAGTGGCAAGTAGGAGACGACCTGACGCTCGAAGACCTGGAGCGCGTTGAGGTCTTCCTACGGCGCATGACGGATCAGCGCTTCCAAGTCCCCATCTACATGGATCAGCACGAGCTGGCGGCCAGCTACTCCAGCTCGGACAGCACCATCTACCTGCCCACCCGCGAAGCCCGGTTCTTCACAGGCGCCCGTATCGGGATCGTACAGCTCGACTTCTGCAACCAGCCGGTGTCGTTCAGCTTCCACACGATCTCGGACATGACGAACTCGCAGCTCGATCTCGACGCCACGTTGGGCGTGGACGTTGCTGCTGGCTCTCTTGTCTTCCCGATCATGGACTGCGAGGTTGCTCTGGATGTCGATGCTAACTACTCGACAGCCCGCGTGTCCACCGTCAAGGTGACGGTCGTCGAAGCGCCCGGCGCGTCGCAACTTCCGCCCCTCAAGTCCGACACTCCGACCGGCGCCGAACTGGCACACGACGGCCGCCCCATCTGGTTCGAGGAGCCGGACTGGACCTCGGGCGTCATCAAAGGTCGCGACCGCCAGGGCCGCCGGAACCGCCAGGGCCGCGCGGACTTCGTGAACCTCGAAGGCGACCGCTCACGGCAAACCCACCGCTTCACGATCTCCGGCAATCGGACTGAGATGTGGAACGCCCTGGAGTTCTTCGAGACTCGCCGCGGGCGCCTGCGCAGCTTCTGGCACATCGACCAGGATCAGTACCTGGAGGCGCTGGCGATCGACGCGGCGGGCACAGACGTAAGCATCAGGGCCATCGGCGATCTCTCTGACATGCAGGAAGAGTTCGATGCTCTGGGGCTTGTGATGGAAGACGGGACTCAGTACGTCCGTGACGTGTCCATCATCCAGGAGATCCTGACCACCTTCACGATCGCGTTGAACACAAACCTCCCGGCGGGGCTCGATGTGAACGACGTGGTTCGTGTCGCCCGCGCCCGACTGGTGCGCTTCACGTCCGACGAGTTCCGGGAGACGTGGACGCACACGGGCCTCATGACTTCCAGCATCTCGGTGATCGAGGTGCTCAACGAGTCCGACTTCACCGTCTAGGAGGCAATCATGGTGAAGGCATACGCAAGACCGGAGAAGGAAGGGTTCGTTCTCGTAACCTTCTTCCACGGCCCCAGCCTTGCCACACAAGAGAAGTACACTGACTGGGATCAGGAGTACCTGAGCGCCACCTCCGAGCCGCGCATGTCGCTGTCGATTCCGGAGAACGAGGGCACCTTCGACAAGCGCGAGCTGCGTGTTGTCCTGCCAACCGACATCTTCACGACTCGCGCATCCAGCGGCACACCACACTCGCCGATCTTCGTCATCATCGAAGAGCTGACTCAAGGGCTCTTCACTGGCGACCAGTCCACGCAGAAGGTGTTGTACCGCGGACGGGTCGTGCGCACCATCAAGAACTACCAGGGCGCGAACGACAAGGTGGCCTTCTTCTCTCTGCCCGCCAAGTCGCGCCTTGACATCCCGATGGGTCTGCCCTGCAACCATCACTGTTGCTGGACCTTGTTCCACGGCGGGTGTCAGGTGGTGGAGGGGACCTACGACGCCACGGGCGACATCGACTCCAAGGACGGCACGGAGATCACCGTGACCTCCACGAGCGTCACGGTGCCTGGCGCCGCCGACGCCCGCTACTGGAAGCGCGGCTACGCCGAGAAGGACGGACTACGCATCGCGATCCGCGACTACGACGGCGACGCCGACCCCACCAAGCTCTACATGGCTCGGCCGGTTCCGACTGACTGGATCGGGGGCTCGAACGACATCCACTTCGTGTCGGGCTGCGACAAGACCGTGGAGACGTGTCGGGCACGATACAACGCCGAGGAATGGTTTATGGGGCTTGGGTACTCCATCCCGGCCCACCAGCCGAACTACGAGGTGGAAGAATGACCGTTCGCGTCTACCGCCCTCGCCTCGTGTGGACTCTCGGCGACCTGACCCTCAACGCTCGCAAGGCGCTGGGCGAGGCCCTGCGTGAGTGGGAGGGCACCCCGTACGAGTCAGGCCAGCGCTTCATCCAGCGCGGGTGTGACTGCATTGGCGGCATCTTCGGCGTCGTGGACATGATCGACGGCCGCGAACGAGCTGCCTTCCCCGGAATGCCCTACGACGCCAGCATGCACGATCGCGCCGGGGCCATAGCGGCCGTGCGCGAGCTCGTCCGGCGTTATTCGCCGTGCCACAAGGTCGAGGCCAACGACGAGCGCATGTTCGAGGTCGAACCGGGCGACATCGTAACGACCGGCGAGCCCGGAGGAGGCCCCGGGCACGTCGAGATCGTCGGCACGCGACCCAACGAGCTATGGCACGCGCTGCCTGGCGCTGGTTTCCACCAAGGGGGGTGGTCGCTCTTGGACAGCCAAGTGCTCTACGCCATCTACAGAATCGACGACAAGGAAAGGTGGGGCAGATGCAGCGAGTAGCTCAATGGCTCTGGCGTCGCGTGGACGACGTGACCTACAACTGGAACTGCGACCGCGGCCGATTCTGGCTCAAGGGGCTGCTCGGTGTGAACGTGCTGATCGCGGGCTGCATTCTCTGCTTCGGAGAGCCCTTCGGCCAAGCTCCCGCCGTCGAACCGGGAGTGCAGCAGGCTTGGGTCCAGCTCGCGTGGCTCGTCGTTTCGATCGGCTTGTCGCTGCTTGCCGGGCAGATGCTCGCGAAGAAGAACGACTCGCCGATCCAGTCCGACAAACCCACCACGCTCACGACTCGAGGATCGTTCACGAACTGGCACGTCGGCATCCGGCGCGTGGGCCCGGTGTTCTGCTGGGCGGGCGACCGAGAGATCCGCAAGGAGAAGACCGAAGGCGGCAAGGGCGGTGACGCTCCCGAGGTCGATGTCTACTACGAAGCAGGGTGGCACGTCCTCGGCATCGGCCCGATGTACGCCCTGCATCAGATCATCCAAGGAGGTAAGGCCATCTTCACAGGCCCCATCTCCTCTGAGTCCCACCCGAGCGGCTCCACCATCAACCTGGGCAAGGAGGGTTCCTTCACGATCTACTGGGGCGAGCCTGACCAGCCCGTCAACAGCTTCCTCGGCAACGCCAACCGCGTGACCGTCAGCTCGCGATGGCCGCACGCCTGCTACGTCGTCTGGAACAAGAAGCGCATGACGGGGCAGACGTGGGGCATCATCGACTACGTGGTGGAGCGGCGCCCGTCGTGGACAGGACTCACACAGTCCGACGGCTGGTACGAGCCCAACCGCACGCTGACCGGCCCGACCTACGCTGTCGAGGCCGTGCTCGCCAACGCGAACGAAGACACCGGGTACATCCAGGTCGCAGGCGACCGGACCAACAAGTTCAAGCCGCTCTTCGACGTTGAACTGGTGGGCGTGGGGATGCCGAACGGCACCTACGAAGTGCTGCGAGCAGAGACCGCCCTGGTGGTTATCGGCACCAACTACCAAGGCTTCGACATCTACGGCACGAAAACCCGCGTGTTCCTGCAAGGGGGTACGCTGGGAGCGACTGCCACAGGCACGATACAGCTCTACGAAGAGGACGAGACCGACGGCGCGAACATCGCGCACGTCATTGGCGAGCTGCTGTTCGCTGACTTCCCTCTGGGACTTCAACTCGACCCGGACCACCTTGTCGAGAAGTGGGACACCGACTCCCTCGAAGACCTGGGCGTGGAAGCCGAGACGAACGAGTGGCGAGCAGCCGTGCTCGGTTCGCAGGGTGAGACCGCCGAAGCCCTGCTGGGCTCCATGCTCCAGGACCACGGCACGATGCTGCCGATCGACACCGCCACCGGCAACCTTCTCTTCCAGCGAGTGCGCTTTCCGTCGGGCTCTCTGCCTGCGTTCGTGGAGGACATCTACGCAGATCGGCTGCCTGAAATCGAGACCGTCCACGGCGAGCACCCCGTGGACAGGCTCATCTTCTCGTTCAGCGACCGGGAGAACTCCTATGGGGACATGACGATCGCGGTGGACGAGGACGGACAAGCCGCCTACATGGAGCACCAGAGGTCGCGCAAGGTCCCGATCGTGTCCACCACGCTCTTCGCCACGGCAGCGTCGCTCTCCGAGTTGCGGTCTCCCGAAGAGCTGGCTCCGGGCGCGCAGTTCCGACTCGACGCCTCGCGCGAAGCCCGCGACCTTCTACCCGGCGATGCGATCACGGCAGAGGGTTTCGACGAGATTCTTCGCGTCCTGTCCGTTGAAGTGGACCCTCTCTCCGAGCGCGTACAGCTCAAGGTCATCCCGGACTTCTACGGCGTCCCGCTGTCGGACTTCCAGACCGGACAGGGGGGAACCCCGGGTACGCCGCAGGATCCCGAACAGGACGAAGCCTTCACCTGGTTGGAAATCCCGGAGCAGCTTCTCGGCACGACCTTCCCGGCCACGCAGTACATCATGGTGCCGCGCATTCGTGCCAACAGCGAGACCAGCTTCTCGTCCATCCACATCTCTCGCGACGATGTGACGTACACGTTGGCGGTCAACGACCTGAACGTGCAGACTGGGGGCACCACTACGGAGGCCCTCGCGGCCGACGGCCCGAGCTACGAGGATCAGTCGATCGAGTTCTCCGAGCTGGGGCCGGACAACTCCACCGTCTCGGACTACTCCGCGGACCTCACGAGCTGGGGCCTGGGCAAGCAACTCGCGGTCATCGTATCCAGCGCGGGGGTGGAAATCTGCATCGTGCAGAAGACCACCATCGTCAGCGGCACCACCCGCCGCCTCGATGGCCTTGCACGCGCCTGCTACGACACGCGCAAGCTCGCCCACCCGATCGGATCGACCGTCTACATCATCGACGCCTCGGCCGTCACAGAAATCACCGACGCTCTCCTGGAGCCCACGGAGGATCTCTGGGTCAAGTCGCAGCCCGGCACGTCCGGCGGCCAGGTCAACCTGTCCGCGGTCGGTCCGGCGGGGGGTGAGATCATCGGCAAGGGCCAGGTCCCGATCGCGCCCGACTACGTTCACGTCCGTGCCCCGTACAAGAACGTCCCGGCCTTCCAGACTGGTGACGACATCACGGTAAGTTGGGCGATCTCGACCGGCACCAAGCAGACAGGGGCGGGCGGCCAGTCCGCGGGCGTGGCCGTCGGCTCGCCCACGATCCCTGGCACGGTGCAGATCGAGCTGCTCACGACAGGTGATGTCGTGCAGAGCACAATCAGCGTGGATGCGAACGTCGTGTCCGAGTACGAGATCACGAACGCTGCTCTGGTGGCGGCGTTCGGTGTCGAGCCCTCGGCCTTCAAGGTCCGCGTGACTCACATCGCGAACAGCTACTCATCTCCCGTGAGCCCGTCGCTCACGATCACCCGCGTCTAGCAGGAGGCAATCATGGGACGACCGACCAAGAACGACGTTGACTCTGGCATCCAGAACTGGCACCAGAAGATCGACGACAACGACGAGGCCATCCTCAACGCGCCCTTCCCGATCCACGAGCACACGGGCGACGAGACGGATCTCCAGAGCACCTTCGCTGCCGCGGCCTACGACCGCTGCTTCGTGTGGGTGGATCACACGACTCTCGGCTGGACGCTCTACTGGAGCGACGGCACGAACTGGATCCCGTACTCCGACTACAAGCGCGACCTCAATGGCCTCTCAGCGACCACCACGCAGGCCATCGGCGACGCCTTCGTCAGGTTCACAGGCACCGGCACGCTCGACTACGACTTCCTCGCCGCGGCGAGCTGGGCCGGGCGCACGGTCGAGATCCGGAACGACATGACCTCCGGCACGCTGAACCTGGACCCCAACGGCACCGAGCAGATCAACGGCGGGGGCGCGGGCACGCCCCTGGTGCTCGCCATCGGGTCCACGGCTCGAGTCTACAGCGACGGCACGACCCTGTACGCCTCCGTCGCGCTCTGATAGGGCCGCTCCGGCGGTCATCTGCCCCGTGGCCCGGCGTCGAGATTGCCTCCCTCGGCGTCGGGCCCATTTCCAGCCCTGGGTTCGGCCCCTCCCGGCTACCCTGGGACGCAAGCGGCCCGGCGCGCGTGATCGGACGCGCGCCGGGCCGTGGCCGTACAGGGCAGTACAGAGCGTCTACGAGCCCGATCCGTCCCCGGAAGACGTTTCCGAGAGCCCCCTGGCCCTCGCGGCATGGGCCTTCGCCCCGTCGCCCCGCCCCGTGACGACGGTCGCCTCGATGTCGAGCCGGTGGACCGTGCCGCAATCCGAGCAGACCGCACGCTGCCACTTCCCGGACGCCTCGGTGTAGGTGTGGGTGACGCGGAGCGTGCCGCGGCAGTTGACTTGAGCGCAGTTCACTAGCGGCTCCTTTGGGCTCGAGTCCCGACGATGTGGTGGTGGCGAGAGGCTTGGATCAGGGCGCCTTCCTCACCGAGGTGCGGGTAGAAGGCCATGACGATCGCGTCGGCGCGGTCGGGAGACTCGCTGATCTCCATGCGCTTCCGCCACTCGTCCTTCGATTCGACCTTGAGCTTCCCCTTGCGGTCGGTGTAGTACTGACGCGTCGAGAGCTGCTTGAGCAGCCGCGCGTCGTTGGGGATGCGCACGATGTGCTCGCGCACCAGGTTGCGGAACATCCACCACGCCTCAGAGTAGAGGTCGGCGAACATCGCGCTGTCGTACGCGCGAGCCTGCGTGTGGAACTCCAGCACGTTCTTGCCGCCCTCGTGGAACGAGTAGACGACGCCTTGGCCCATCCCGCCCGCATCCGGGATGTACCAGCAGTCCGCATCGCGCCAGTTGGCATCCCGCTGCATCGCGAAGGCCCGATCGGTGACTTGGATCGGCTCGGTCTTCACGAACGTCTCGAAGTCCACGATGGCGAGCCCTGCCCGGCGCGCGATGACCGACTCGTCCCCACCGAAGCGCGCGTAGTCGATTCCGATGGCCTTGTTCACGCGCAGCATGTCGAAGATGCCCGCGCAGCCCAGCAGACTGGTCTTGGTGCAGATCGTCAGGTCCCGCAGGCCCATGACGTTGTTCGGGTCCTCGTGAGGGAACTCGCCGAGGACTGCGATGCGGTACTGATCGCTGTCGCGGCCGAATTCCCACTCGATCTGCTTGTTCCGGGTGGGAGAGAGGAGGTGGGGGTAGTCCCGAGCCGTGTCCTCAGCGTTCCAGCACAGGCGGTGCCACTGTTCAGCGTTCGCCGTGAAGTAGGAGTAGAAGTCGCACGAGCTCGTGTTCGGGTTGCCGATCGCCAGGAACAGCGCGTCCGGGTTGGAGAGCGTGTCCTTGATCGTCTGCATGATCTTCGCCGCGACGCCGGAGGCTTCGTCAGCGATGAACGTGAGGCGCTTCTCGTGGATCCCCTGGAGGTTCTCCGGCCTAGTGGCCGTGGCGGTGCGGATTCCCCACAGCTTCGAGCCGTTGATCTCGACTTTGGTGCCGTAGCACTTCACCATCTTCTGCAAGACGGGGTGCGCGTCCTTCAAAAGGCGGGAGCACTCGTCGATCCACTGTTTGCACTGGCGCATCGACGGCGAAGTGACGATGCAGAGCGCGTCGGGGTAGCGCAGGCAGCGCCACAGCGCCACAATCGCCGACGCGGCCGTCTTTCCAGGCCCTTTTCCGGAGCGGACAGCGATTCGCTTGAGCCGCTTCTCGACTGGGAGCCAGGATTCGAGCTGTACGATGTCGAACAGCTCCTCCTGCTGCCAGGTGTAGTCGAAATTCATCGCCTCCCGAGCAAAGACGCGGATATCGGAGCGCCAACGCTCGTAGAGAGGCTCGAATTGTCGCGAGAAGCGCCCCATCTGCTACCAAACGATGATGTGGCGGGCTCCTCTGAGTCCGTCGTAGCTCTCGATGATCCTCGAAGCGTCTACAAAATTAGTATCAGAGCTTCGAGCACCCAAAACCACGTACGTGGTCGGCCCTTCTTCCATGCACCGGAGCCATTCAGGCACATTCGACACGAATCGCAGCTCGTGCCCAGCCGCGTCGCCGACCTTGAGCGTTCGCTTGTTCGTCCAACGGCACACAGAGGCGAGAATCGGGTCCACCTTGGTCGTGATCTCGTGGAGGATACCCATGAAGCGGCCCTCCAGGTCGCGACTCGACCCGATGACCACACATCGGGAGCCTGGGATGGACAGCAGCCGCCACAGTGCGCACACCGCGACGGCGTTGACTGTCTTCTCGTTGGGAACTTCGGGGGCTTGGAGGGGGTTCTCACCCTCGTAGAAGCGGCGCATGATGGAGAGTTGCGCCGCCATCGGCCTCAAACCGAGGCGTTCGCACAAGTCCATCGGGCTGCGCAGGCTATCCATCGACGCTTCCTCCTTCCTCCTGTTCGTCAACACGGTGATTCTCCTCTTCGAGCCCAAGCTGGCGCCTGAGCTGGATGTTCTCCGTCTCCAGATGGGCCATCTCCACCCGCAGGTTGCCCATCCGCTTCTGCATGTTCGCCACCACCGTCTCCAATTCACGGATTCGGTCCAGCAGCAGCTCCCGGAAGTCCTTTTTCGCGAGCCGTCGAGACTCCAACCAGACGCGGAACCAGTGCAGGCCGCCTGCGCCGAGAACGGTCGCGATGATGTACTTCGCCCATTCGGGCACGTAGTCTTCCGGGAGCTGCATCATAGGACTAGGGCGCCAAGGCTGGCGCTGCGTAGATGTTCACGGCGTCGAACAGAGAGCGGAGGCGCGCGGTGTCCTCCAGATATACGTCCACTTCGAGCTGTTCGAGGCGGCCGTCGGCGCCGCGCTCCGAGACCAGCAGGTCGTGCAGGCTCATCAGCGGGGCCAGGTAGCTCCGCAACGAGGCCCCGCTCGCCTCCGGCACCAGCAGCACCGAGCGGGCGTGCTCGATCGAGACCGCGACTTCCCTGTCGAACTCGAGGCTGTCCTCCGCGGCGTAGGCTTCGGTGCGGTCCAGCACGCGCTCGATGGTTCGGGCAACCGAGCCCTCCGCGATCGGCACGTTGCCGGGCTGCACTCCCGCGCACGAAGCGAGCGCGAGGCTCAGAGCAATCAGCAGATGCTTCATTCGTCTTCTTCTTCCTCGGAAATACCGGCGCTCGCGTCGAGGCTGCCGGAGTGGTTGAGGTCGCGGCACTCGGTCTCGACGAACGTCGTGATGCCGAGCTGTTTCACTTGCACGCCGAAGTAGCGACCGAGTTCCTTCTGCGCGAGTTTGGTGAGGTCGTCCTCGTCGTGCTCCTGGATCTCGTCAAACGTGTGCGTCCTGACGAACTTGAGCACGACTCGTTGCACGTCCACGAGGAGGCCCTGTTCCGCGTCCTCGTTGTCGATGAGCCACGTCTTGATGTTGGTGATGATGAACGCCAACGAGATCCCGACACGGACAGAGTGGCCGTCCTTCGTGGTCGCGATCACGTCAGCGGGCTCGCGCACCACTCGCTTCACGTTGGCCTTGTAGACCGTCGTGCGCTGGCGGTGCTGCCAGTAGCCGCCCGGCTTGAGTTCCTTGACCCGAGGCCCTGTCACCTTCACGCCCATCTCCTGCGCCTCGACGACGCCATACTGAGGGACGATCCACGAGACGATCCAGTGAACGAGCTCGTAGATGAGGTGGAACAGGGTCTCGAGTCCGACTCCCATGCTAGGTCACTCCAAGTTGCTTGCGTAGCTTGTCCAGCTCGGCCTCGTACGACGCAACGATCGTCTGCACGGCTTCGGTATCGAACACTACAGGAACCGGGCGGCCTCGGAAGAAGCCGTTAGCTCCTTGCTGTAGAGATGCTGTCTTCACACCGTGTAGCCGATTGAGCAGTTCGCCCTGCCGCATCGTAGAAGTGACCACTACGGTATGCACAGAACGCTTCCCTGCTGCCGACGTACTATGGCCCGCGCCTCTGAGAAGGTCATGGCGAATCCAGTTGAAGTCCATGATCTACTCCTCGGCCGGGGCTTCGGTGACTGCCTCGATCGCCGCATCGAGCACGTCGTCAATGAGGCCCTGGTCAAGGCCGGTGGCCTTCACGATGTAGATGCTCGCGATGGCCGCGAGCGCGATGAGCAGCTTCTTGTAGCGCTTCATGTCAGGAGATCCTCTTGACGAGGCCCCAGGAGAGGTTGTTGATCTGAAGAACCGACCCGGCACCGCCGAGACGGATTGCGAAAATGCCGATCGTGTCGCCGTTGGATACGGCGATGCGACGGGTCGGCACCGTGATGGAGCCGAAGGCAAGGGCAGGAGCCTGCATCGGCTGAGAACCGCCGTAGCCCGCAAGAGGCGTGCCGTTCAGCAAGTAACCAGCAGCCAGGTTGAGGATGGTGGTGACTCCTGTGACGATGGTGATACAACCACTCACCTCGACTATGCCGTCGAAGTTGCAAGTGATCTGCGTCGCGCTCGTGAGAGTGAAGTCCGGGTGCGTGAGTTCCGCTGTAGCGAACAGCGGCACGGGCACCCCGCCCGTCACGTTCATGTTGGTCGAGTTGTCCGTGTTCCGGTACTGCATCGCCTTGTTGGCGTTGAGGTCCGGCCCAGGGACATTCTCGTCACCCAGCGTGTCTCGCCAGTCCACGTAGTCCTCGTCCCGGTGCGTGGAGCGCACGCGCGACTTGACTGCGTTGGTGTACGAAGAGTTGGTCTCCCAGATCACTGTGGCGATCGGGATACTGTCCGGGATCAGGCCCTGATACACTCCGTCGCGCAACGCGTCCAGTTCGGCCGCGGCGCCTTCTCGCGCCATGCGGATATCGCTGTACGTGTCCAGGCCCACGAGCCCGATGATGGGCTCCACCTTGTCGTTGGTGGCGAAGTAGTGGACGAGCACGAAGTCACCGCTGGCGACCTCGGAGAGGCCCCACGACCCGCCCGTAAACTCGTTCCACGCCGCGCGCCCGGTGCCCGTGGTCGTGATCGGATACGTGGTGGCCGTGACCTTGCGCCAGTCGCCGCTCGCCCCGCTGCGGTGGAACAACGGAATCTCGGCGATGGTCGAAAGCTCCTGGGGCGCGTTGTCCTTGATGGCGTGCTTCAGGTCGGCGTCGTAGTAGTCCCCGTCCGCGACCGAGAACCTCGCAGCAGATGCGTTGTTCCCGCTGCCGTCCACGTCCATGTTGCCAAGTCCAAAGCCGAGACTGTAAGCCGGACCTGTGGTGAAATGCGCGGCACGGTGCGTGGCAGAAGCCATGATGGCTCCGTGACGCTTGTCTCCCTCGCGGATGAAGGTCTTGTTCGTCGCATCCCAGTAGGCGATAGCAACGAGCACTTCGTCGATGATGAGAGACTCGTCGAACACCTGGGTGCTAGAAAGCGTAGCACCGTCGATGTAGACCCAGTGCAGGCCCTCGACATCCGGAATCACCACAGTCAGGGTGCCGGTCTCCTTGTAGTAGGTACCGTCGTGGTAATACTCGAAGAAGGTGGTGAAGGGTTGGATCTGGACCTGGCGCGTGCCGTCCACGAACACCAGTTCGCACTCGGTGATGTCCACGATACCGTTCTCGCGGTCTTGCTTTGCGTCCTCCATGTCGAGGGTGCCCTGCGAGACCCACGCACCACTGACTTGCTCGAAGATTTCCCCCGAGGCCGTGTTCATGTGGTGGTCGCCGTCGTTGTAGAGCGTACTGGGATCGGTCGGGTCGCTGTACCAGTCCGCGCCATCGGCACCGGCCGCGCCCGTTGCGCCTGTCGGGCCGGTGATGTTCGCGACGACGCCCCAGGAACCGCCCGACTTCTGGTACACGTCGCCGGTCGCGTCGTCCAGGTAGAAGTCGCCGTCCACGCCGAGGCCCGCGCCGGGAGCGCCCGTGCCCTCGTACCAGACCGAGCCGTCCGCACCGTCGGCGCCATCAGCACCGTCTGCACCGTCGGCTCCCTTGATGTTGGCGACGGGGCTGCCCCAGGAGCCGCCAGCCTTCTTGTACACGTCGCCGTTGTCGCTGTTCAGGTAGAAGTCCCCGTCCACGCCGAGCCCTGCGCTGGGCGCGCCGGATCCGACGAACCACTCGGCTCCGTCTTCGCCGTCGGCGCCGTCAGCACCGGCCGGTCCCTCCGGTCCCTCGGGACCTTCCGGGCCGGGTGCACCGTTCACACCATCGAGACCGGGAGGGCCGGGCGGCCCGGCCTTCTCGTCGGTCATCTGCTTGAGCGCGTCGTCGATCGTCGGCTCGCCCGCGGCCTTGCGCAGGTTGGCATCATACACCTTGCACGCCTCCTCCCATCGGCGTACAGCCTCTTCGTATGCAGCGAGGTCCAGGTCGTTGTTCGGGTTCCCGATGAATTCAGGCTTCTGCGGGCGTGTCATGTTGGTCCCTTTCTAGCGTTGCGAGTTGAGCGCCCCGATGGCGCCGTTGATGAGGGCGTTGATGCCGACGGAGATCACGGTGTCGAAGAAGCCGGAGGTGCCGCTCTTGAGCACCAGCTCCTTCTCGATCACGATGACCTTGAGCTGATCCTGGCACGCTTCCACGAGGTCCATGCGGTTGCGTCGGGCCGCGAGGGTCAGGCGCGAGGCGATGTCCCTGATCGGGCCGTCGAGGTCTTCGACAGTGCCGTCGATGAGTTGGTCGAGAATGCTCCTGACGCCGGACTCCATGGCGTCGAAGAGGGGTTGGAATTGGTTGCTCATGGTAGCACCTATCGGTGTTGGTTCTCGTTGTCGAATTCGGCCAACGCTTCGGCGTCGTCCGGGTCGTCGGGCTCCGGTTCGAGCACGACTGCCTCGACTTCTTCCGCTCGCCGCCCGTCCAAGAGCTTGAGCGTCTTCTCGTCGAGTTGCTCCTTATCCTGTCGCTCGGCCACGCGCTTCACGACTGCGAAGAACTCCTCGGCCTGGTTCTCCGGCTCGGTGCGTGTCAGGCCCTGGATCTTCGCCAGCTCCTTGATGCCCTTCATCTCGCCGTCCATGTCCAGGGACTCCTTGGACCGACCGATGAAGTCCTCGAGTCGCATCTCCTGGAGGGCGCGCTTCTCCTCGATGCTCGCCGCCGACCGCTCCAGCGCCTGCGTCTTCACGACGCGCAGCAGGCCGTTCGCCTCCTTGTGCGCGAAGCCGTACTCACCCTTGAAGTGCTTGACTGTCGCGCGCTCGCCAGCGTCCAGGAGCAGGTCGAGCGTCTCCGCGAGCAGCATCTCCTCGAACGCCAGCACCTCGGCCGCGGACACGTCGCATCGGGCGCACTGGTGCGGGTCGAGCAGCCCCTGGAGTCCCGCGAGGCCCTCAGCGGTCCTCTCGATCCCCAGGTCCGCGGCCACGATGCTTGCGGCGTTGCACCATCGGGCGAGCTCGCGCGGCTCGGCGCGGGGCGGTAGGAGGGGCAGGCCCCGGTCCTCGGCGTGGTAGCGGAGCAGCGCCGCGGCGCGCTGGCGCCGGAGGGCCGACCCAGCCGCTGCGGATAGTATGGGAAGGAAGGGTTCCACCCAGGGGTTCGGCTCGAGTTCGGTCGCGGCGTCCAGCGTCTCGTCCTCGGCGCACAGGCCCTTCACGATCGCGGTCGTCCGGCAGAGGCGCCACATCACCATGATGCGCAGCGGCTTGGTCTCCGGGTCGAAGGGGTCCGCGGGCGGCCGTTCGCCTTCTGTCCACACCTCGTGCAGGGCCGCGCGCAGCTCCGCGCCCTGCAATCGGCGTAGCTCCGCACCGCGCAGGAACGCGTCGAGCAAGGGAGATTCGGTCTCCTGTTGGTGCGGACTGGGCATGGACGGGCTGTGGTGCTGGATCTAGCACCCTACGCGCAACCGTAACACGGAACGGGGGTGAAGTCAACTGAAATCCCGTATTTTTCTTGGAGGCCCTCAAGTTCAGGCGCCCGCGCGTTCTTTAGCACAAAACCTCGATTTTTCGACCGCTCCGATTTTCCAGACCGCAATTTTTCTGCCCGCGCGTTACGAGCACGGGGAGGGAGCTCGCGACCCGCGGCCGGTCGTGGAGGCGGTCGCGCGCAAGCAAGGCCCGTGCCAAGTGCTTGGCCCCAGGCCAGGGCATGCACTAGCAAGAAGCGTGCCAAGACTCGAGTAGCAAGGCCCGTGCCAAGTGCCCCCTAGCAAGGGGTGTGCCAGGTAGGCCCTAGCAAGGCCCGTGCCAGGCAGGGCCTAGCAAAGGGCGTGCCACAGAACCCCCTAGCAAGGGCCGTGCCAGGGACGGCCCTAGCAAAGGGCGTGCCAGGCAGGCCGCTCACCTGAAGGCCGTAGCAAGGGCCGTGCCAGGCGTTTTCCGTAGCAAAACCCGTGCCAGGACGGGTAGGAAATAATGGGCGGAAAAAAGGTTCAAAATCGACGATCTCCGAGAATCCGACTCAGGGGTCGGCCAGGGGCGATCGTGCCGCACAGGGCAACACAGAGCGATCTGGGGATTGTGTGAAAAACAATCCAGATCCGTACCCGGATCTGGCGGCCCGATCCCAGGGCCCCTAGTGATCCTAACACCATACCCTATAAGGACTTATGACCGTTCTAGCCCCCTAATCGCCCCCATATGGGGGCACTTGAGCACCACCCGCCCCCAAGTGGGGGCGCCTGAAAACGGCCCGCACAGTACCAGGAAGGCCGATTATACGAAAGTGCCCCCATCGCCCCCATCCTTGCATCCCATACGGGGGGTCCTGTGCTGTCCTCCACATACACACCCACACACCCGCACACAGACACAAGCACACCACACCCGACCCCGTATGGGATGCAAACATGGGGGCGATGGGGGCGATCGGCGAAAATCGGCCCGCACAGGGCCGCCAGGGCCGATTTCGGCGCCCCTATCGTGGGGGCGCCCCTGTCCCGGGTGGGGGCGATGGGGGCGCCTGGCGCCTGGCCAGGACAATCTGGGATATTGTTTTGCACGTAACCCGGGCAGGGACAGGGGTTTAGGTCGAAACAATCCACTCAGGAGCGCGCTGGGTTTGCCTTCCATAGGAGGGGCGGGTAGACTTCCGCGGATTCGAGACCATGAACGCCACACACAGGACATCTACCATGAGCGCCACCGGCAAACTGATCGCCCTTTCGCCCTTCATCGCCGTCGCCGTCTTCATCCTGGTCAGCGTCGCGCAGCACCTGCCCGCCTGAGCTGCCCACCACGGCACGAACCTACCACACAAGGACACGAACCATGCAAGCCAAGAACGTCACCCCCGAGCAGCTCCACGAAGCGCTCGCACTCTGCAATCATGACGACCACTACGCCGGGAACCTGGAGTTCAAGGCCGAACCCGCACACGTCGGCCGCACCTCGCGCAGCTCGGTCTCGTTCGGACTGAGCGTGCGCGACTGTCGGAAGCGCGGGGGCCGTCGGGGCTTCTCCCGGAACAAGGATGGCGAGCGTCGCCGGATCGGCGGTTGCGCATGCTGGCACGCTCACGGCCACTTCTTCGAGGCTCTGTTCTCCATCGCCCCCAACGCCGTGATCCGCGCCAGTGGTGTGGAGCCCATCACGGGGCCGGACTCGTACGACGGCAACTGGCAGGATCGCCAGATCGGGTCGGCGTTCGATCCGCTGTACTACTCCGAGGCGTGCGACTGCTACGAGCACGATCACGAAGCGCGCGGCATGTTCGAGCAGGCCGCGTCCAACTGACCACCACACGGACACACCACGACCACCACCACACGAGGACACCCACCATGACCATCCGCAACACCCGCAACCGGATCGCCGCACAGGAACTTCTGCCCGATCTCCTGGACGCTCAATCGCTGGCCTTCCCGGGTGCGCCGTACGGCGCGGACCCGGCACCGAACGGCCCGGAGGAAGCGCGCTACCTGCCCTTCCGGGTGCGCACCCTGGACGGCTCCACGCTGGAGCTACTGACCGGCTGCGCGTCCTTCGACACGGACCACCACGGCTCATGGGGCGCCGGGTCGATCGGCTTCGACACCCAGGCCGGAGAGGCCGAGGATGCGCTGTACGATGCGATCGAGGAAGCGCTGGACGACTGGGCCATGAGCCGCGATCTGGTCTAACGCCGCAGGACTGCACACAAGGACTCACCACACGGACGCACCATCACCACACGAGGACCCACACCATGAGCAAGACCAAGCTGACCGTCGCCGCTTACCGCAAAGCCGCCAAACAACTGTTCCACGTCTCGGACGTGGAGGTCGAGACCTACATCAAGGACCCGGCCGAGGACCGAGGCCAATGGGCACCGGACGCGCTCGCGATCATCTACCTGGAGCCGGACTGCCGCCAGGCCGAAGACCTGGGCATCCTGCCCGAGGTGCTTGGCTACTACAGCGAGAACGGCATGGAAGAGTGCGCACGACTCGACGCCGAGACCGAGCTGGACACCTTCATCGAGTACATCAACGCGGCCGTCGCGGCCGTGTGGCCCGCCTAACTACACACGAGGACTCCCATGAAGCGCAAGAACCGCTGGAGCACGCAACAGCACAAGACCTTCGCCCGTGAGCTGCGCAGGGACTGGCGCGGGTTGTGGGAGCACGTAGGGGAGGACGTGCGGCAAGCTCTCATCCGTGCCAAGGCAGCAACCGTCGCCTTGATGCAGGACGAGCGGACGACCATGAACTGCGACGACATCGCCGAGCTAATCAACGAGATCGAGAACCACGCCAACTCCAACTGAGGACACGACACCATGCAGACCATGCAACCAACTCTCGGACAGGACGCCCTCATCATCGACAGCTTCGCAGGAGGTGGCGGTGCATCGACTGGCCTGGAGGCCGCGCTCGGCCGCGCGCCTGACATCGCTGTGAACCACAACGAGAGCGCGCTGGAGATGCACGCGCTCAACCACCCCGAGACGCTGCACCTCCTGGAGGATGTGTGGACGATCGCAGGCAAGGCCCAGGAGCTGACCGAGGGGATGCCCGTGGACGTGCTCTGGGCCTCGCCCGACTGCCGCCACTTCTCCAGGGCCAAGGGCGGCGCGCCCGTGTCCGGCCGTGTGCGCGGCCTGGCGTGGACCGTGCTCAAGTGGATCAAGGAGGTTCGCCCGCGGGTGATCTTCATGGAGAACGTGCCTGAGTTCGAGGACTGGGGCCCGATCGGCGCGGACGGGAAGCCGGTCAAGTCCCGCAAGGGCGAGACCTACCAGCGGTTCCTGCGCAGCATGCGCGGGCACGGCTACCGGGTGGAGACTCGAGTCCTGGCGGCCTGCGACTTCGGCGTGCCGACCACGCGCAGGCGGTGGTACTTGGTCGCGCGCTGCGACGGCCAGCCGATCGGGTGGCCGGAGCAGACTCACTCCGCGGACTCGTCCACGGGACTCAAGCCCTACGTGGGCGCGCACACCATCATCGACTGGAGCGTGCCTGGTCGCTCGATCTTCGGCCGCAAGAAGCCGCTGGCCGAGGCGTCGCAGCTCCGCATCGCCAAGGGCATGAAGCGGTACGTGTTCGAGGCTGGGGACGATGCCTTCATCATCCGCACCGGCCACGCGTCGAGCCGCACGGGTGCGGGCATGACGCTGCGCGGGCAGCGACTGGACGCGCCGCTCGGCACCGTGTGCGCGGGCGTCAACGACAAGGCCCTGGTCATTCCCTGGGTCGCTCAGTATTTCGGCGGCGAGGTCGGCAAGCCCGTCAGCGTGCCGCTGCCCACCATCACCAACAAGGACCACCACGCACTCGTCTCCGGGATCGTGGGCGAGCGCACGGACCCGCGCGTCGAGGAGGTGCGGGCCTTCCTGACCAAGTACTACGGGGACGGGACCTTCGCCAACGCGCAGAGCCTGAACGACCCGTGCCACACGATCACGGCCAAGGCGCGCCTCGGCCTGGTCGAGGTCCACGGCCGCGACTATCAGATCGTGGACATCACCCTGCGCATGCTGGAGCCTCACGAACTGGCCGCTGCCCAGGGCTTCCCGGAGGACTACGCGCTGCTCCCCACGAAGAAGGACAGCATCGCCAAGATCGGCAACAGTGTGTGCCCCCGGATGGCCGAACTGATTGCTGCCGCCAACTCCTGAATCCGAGACCAAGGACTACCACCAAGGACTAGCCATGAGTACCACCCCTCCGACCTGTGTCTACCCCGGGTGCCCGAACACCCGCCGCACGCGTGGCCTGTGCCACGGCCACTACCAGACCATGCGGGCACGCGTCCGCGCAGCCGACAAGGACGGCGGTGCCTGGACCTTGATGACAGGGACGCGCGGCGACAGACTGATGGCCGACCTAGAGCGCCGGGGCCTGCTGCTCCCGAAGGGGACCGGCGGCGCGCCCGCGCCCGACCACCTCAAGGCGTTCGAGCTGGGCTCCGATGTCCAAGGAGATTGAACATGGAACAGAAGTTCATCATCCACACACCCAACGGACCTACGGAGTTGTGGGCCAGGGACATCGACGACGCTCAGGACTGTGTTCGATGGGCGCTAGAGGAGATCGAAGAGGCTGATGCTTGGACGGAGAGTGATATTCGCATCGAGGCGACCACGGTGGTGCGCGTCCCCGGCAGGCTCCTGCGCGAGCAACACGAGAGCCACTACGGCAAGGACTGACCATGAAGACCAGCGAAGCAACACGGTGCGTGCGCGCAGCCCTGACCCCGGACTTGCTCCGGCGCGACTGGGCGGCGCGACGCCCCCAGGGCGCGACGAGCTCGTGGGGCCTATGCTACGTGGCATGCGAGGCCGTGCGCTTCCTGGCCGAGGAGGAGCTGCACCCCAGGACCGTGCGCGTGGACGAGGGAGTCCACTGGTTCCTGGTCACGGACAGCGGCGAGGTCGTGGACCCTACCGCTGACCAGTTCCGCACACCGCCCAGGTACGAGGACGGCCGAGGCCGCGGGTTCCTGACCAAGGAGCCTAGCAAGCGGACTCGAGTCCTGCTTGGGCGGATCACCTGACTGCAACACTAGACTCTGACCGAGGACTGAACCATGAGACTCAACACCATGACCCTGACCGTGATCTTGACCGTGCTCATCGGGATCTGCGCATCGTGCGCGTCCGTGGACCGAGCCATCCGCGCCGTCGATCCGGCGCCGGAGAACGCCGGGCGGCGAGCCGCGACCGTGTACTACGGACAGCAGGCGTTCGAGGACGACAGGATCGAGGACGACGTGCGCGCCGACACCTTCGGCGTGCAGTACGAGTACGTGTACGAGCCGGGCGAGTTCGACAGCAACGCCAACTTCCCGATCGTCTCGGAGGTGGGCTTCTTCTTCGGGACGGAGGACACGCAGACCTTCGCCATGACGCCCACCGGCCCGAGCCACATGTTCGACGTGAGCTTCACCTCCTACGAGGCGTACCTGGGCCTGCGCAAGGACTGGAACTACGGACGCCTCATCCCCTACCTGGGCGCGGGCGTCAACTGCATGCTGGTCGATGTCGAGGCGCTCGGCGGCTCGGACAAGGACATCAAGCTCGGCGGCTACGCCAAGACTGGCGCACGCTACCAGATCAGCGAACGCTGGGCGCTCGGTGCCGAGGCCCGTTACCGCGCGTCCGAGGACTTCGAGGTGAGCGACGACGACGGCAACACGATCGAGGGCGACCTCGACGGCCTTTCCGTACTCGTCGGCGTGACCTGGGGCTTCTGATGTACTGGCAGAAAGGAAACCCTCCTGTGAACGTGCTGCTGCTGGCAGCGTGGAAGAGCATGGATGGGTGGAGCTATGGAGTGGTCCGCTTCTCGTCGCAAGACCAACAGTGGAAAGACAAGAACGGCCAACCTTACATGAGTCCTGCTTGCTGGGCACGAATTGCAGCCCCGGAGGAATCATGGACGCAGTAGTCTGCATCACATTCCTTGCGATCCTGACCCTCGCCGTTGGCAAGTGCGTCGCTCTGGCGCGGGCCTCGGTGCGGGAGTACCACGACCAGGAGCAATCATGAGTCCTTCCTACAGACCGAATTTCATGAGATGGTTGGGAGCGTTCGACCCTTCCAAGCTCCAGCCGGAGCAGACCATCAACACCAAGGTCGCGGAGGCCCTGGACCGGGCCATCGCCGACGAGCCCGACTCGATCGGGACGTGCCAGTCCTGCGGGAAGCCGACCAAGGAGGGCGACCCGCGGCCCTGGGCCTGCTCGACCCGCTGCTACGCCGACCTAGTGGGCATTTATGGCCCGGACTGGTAGGCTCTCAGAAGAAAGACCCGAAAATACTTGACTCCAGGACTGGACGCGATATGGTACGTATCATGAACCTCCAAGAAGAAGCCTGGACGGCAGCCCCGAGCCCTGAGCTGGAGGGCTACGAGGTGAGCACGGCTGGCCGTGTCCGGTCCTGGACAACCACCAATGGGAAGGCCCACCCATACGTCCACGAGGGCCGTCGATCTGGTGAGGACATCGTGTACGATCTCAACGGCGAGACCTACACCATCGACGAACCCATGCGCTGGACGTATGGGGATGAGGAGTGGGAGCCTGGGCACGTACCTGGAGAGCGCGACCGCGTGCTCTCCAGGTACGAGCGTGACGAGATCGTGCTGGCCGAGGGCCACAAGCCTGCGTGGGCCGTGGCCGAGGAGTTCCGCATCGACACCTTCCGCGTGCGCGCCATCTGGGACGGACTACAATGAGCAGCATCGAAGAGCGGGCTCGAGTCCTGATCGAGCAGTACCGCAAGCTGGTGGAGGAGCACCAACTCTACTCCAGGCGCATGATGCGCTACAGGGAGAAGCACGACGAGTACCCTCCCGGAGCGGAGGCGATGTACAAGTCCTTCCTCCAGAGCTTCACGATCATACTTGAGGGGATGCGCAGGCTGCGCGACGAGGCCACGAGCAGGGCGCAAGGCGACGACCCTTTTGCGGGGCTGCACATCCCTGACTACATGCCAGAGGAACTGACGTGAACGACGACGAACTCGACGCTCTAACCAAGACCACGTTCGTGGCGATGAAGGAGGCGCTGCGTGAGGCAGAGGAGCGTGCCGACCAGCACATGATGGCGGCAGACACGAACGACCTGACTGGACTGCTGAACCGGCGAGGACTGGAACGTCGGACTCGAGGACGGGACTGGGGCTGGTACGTGGTCGCTGACCTCAACGACTTCAAGGCAGCACAGGACCGGCCTGGTTGCGGCCATGCGTACGGCGATGAGATCCTCGTCGAGTTCGCCGACTTCCTCATGGAGAACACTCGTCACCACGACATGCGCGCACGGGACATCCTCGCTGCGCGCACTGGCGGCGACGAGTTCACGATCTGGACAGAGACGCGCTCCGGAGCGCGACGCATCAAGGAGGCCATCCGGGCTTGGACCTCCAAGGACGGAGTGGTGACTGCCAGCGCGGGCATCGGCAAGGATGCCGACGCCGCGGACGTGGCATGCTACATGAACAAGACTGAGCACAAGGACAAGGCACAATGAGATACCTACTACTCCTGGTCTTCTTCGTGGCCGCTGCTGTCGCTGGTCTGTGCATGCTCGACCAGTTCGAGGACTGCGTGCAGCACATCGAGCAGCGTGGAGGCACCGACGAGATCAATGTGGACTCGCTCAACTACTGGAGCATCACCGAGGACGATCTGCGAGCCGAGGATCCGGAAGGGTTCGCCAGGCTCGCCGAGATGGAGCACACGCCCGAGCGCACCGCCGAGGCCGTGAAGTGGAGCCGCGAAGTACGCGGCCGGATTTTCGAGCGCCGCTACGGGTACTTCTACGAGTGGTCCGATGAGTAAGAAGGATATCAGGGACCGCTGCTGCTGGAAGCGGTGCGGGAACGAACCGGACATGATCTTCATGGGGGCAGGACTGTGCGACGAGCACTGGGAGACCGCCTGCTCCACCTACAAGAGCGCCTACGACTACGCCGTGGATCGCGTGATCCCGGAGGCTGCGAGCGCCATGCGTGCGCAGCACAAGGCCAACACCAAGGACAAGGACTGACCACATGAACGAGCGACCGAACCCTTCATCCAACCGCCGACGCCTGGGCTTCCTGAGCACGCTCAAGAGCGCCTTCCGCTCGGCCGCCAAGGTCTTCGGCCCGATGTTCCAGAGCGTCGGCGACCGCACGCCCACGCGCAACGAGATGCACCTGGACGCGGACGAGTGGGCCGTCAAGCGCAAGCTCGGCCGGAGCTACTTCACCAGGCGCCTCAACCCCAACACTCGAGTCGCGAGGATCGCCTCGCTGAACGAGGCCGAGTACGAGCTCGCCCGCAACCGGGGGTGGGTGTGATGTTGCTCGTCCAGGTAGGGCTGTGCATCACGGCCGCCGTGGGGTGGATACCTTGGGCCGCAGCTCTCGGCTGCTGCTGGGCGATCAGCGCCGTCGGTCGCCTTGTCGAGATCCGCACCTTGAAGCTCACCATCACCAAGAAGTGACTCGACATGGAGACCCTCATCATCATGGCGCTCGTGATCGCGGGCGCCCTCATCGAACGCCGGAGGAGGAAGGGAGACCTACTATGATCTGCACCAAGGACGAACCCGCGGGCCCGCCCAAGAGCCCGAGCCAATGTGCGGCGGCTGTGTCGCTGTCCGAGCAAGGCGCTGACCATCCGTACGTGACCATCTTCTACTCCGTAGTGCGAGGCACGATCTACTTCTGGGGCCTGCCCGTGGCAGGCACGGAAGAGCGCGAGGAGGAGAAGGTGCTGGTCTATGACCAGCGCGAGAATGACGACGAGGCGAACACCACCGACCCCGACGAGATCGAAGAGCCGCTCATCGAAGGGCAACTGACCGCGACCGGCCTGATGATCCTGAATGACGACGGCGTGGTCCTTCGCAGCGAGTCCGAGGCACTGACGTTCATCTCCGTGATCCGTGCGCTCTACCAGATGCGCGGGGAACTCGACAACCAAGGAACCGAATCATGAAATTCACCGACATCATGCTCGACATCGAGACCTTCGGCGTCGGCACGCACGCTGCCATCGTCCAGATCGGCGCGGTCGCGTTCAACGCCGACGGCGACAACCCGACTCTCAACCACACGCCCGAGTCGCTGGAGGCTTCGGGTCAGGGCCTGCGCATCTGCGTGGACCTGTCCAGGTCCCGACACCCGGGCGTGCTCAACGCCAGTACCGTCGAGTGGTGGCTCAAGCAGTCCGACGAGGCACGGTCGGCTGTCCTTGGACACCAACCCGAAGGGCAGCGAGGACTCGCCATGAGCGAGCGCATGCCTCTCGGCGAAGCGCTGGAGACGCTCTCGCTCTGGATCGCTCAGGTGAGCTACGGCCGCAACAGCGTACGGCTCTGGAGCAACGGCCCGACCTTCGACGAGATGATCGTCCGGCAAGCGTACGAGCGGTACGGCCTGGACTTCCACAAGGTCGTGAGCTTCCGCCAGTCGCGCTGCTGCCGCACCATGTTCGACCTGGCCGTCAGCATGGGCTGGCGCCCGAAGGAGGCCGCCGAGGGCCGCTCCGAGGACATCACGAAGCACGACGGCCTGGGGGACGCCGTGTTCCAGGCACGCTCCCTGGTGAGCCAGCGGGCGTGGGTGATCGACAGGCGCAGGGCCTGAATTTCGACCCCGCGGATTTTTTCGGGATAGCACTTGACTCTCGCTCCTGAGAGGATATAGTGCTCGCAGAATCGGACTCCAACACCAGACCAAGGACACGAATCATGGCTACCAAGGAAACATCAGCAGTCGATCTCCTAGCCCTCTCCCGCCTCGGCCACCTGAACATGGCCAGCAGCAACACCGCCAAGGACGTACGTGGCGAGATCGCGCCTGGCGAGTACAGCGGCCAGGTTCCGCTGTGGCTCGAGTACAACATCAAGGTCGGCGAGGACCACGAGGCCGAGGTCGCCGCCAGCGTCCCGTGGCAGAAGATGTGCGGGGCGCTGCTCTCTCGCATCAACCACGCGACGCGGGAGAAGATCCTCCGCGAGCAGATGCTCAAGGAACTCATGGGCAAGACCACCAAGACCGTGGCCGGAAAGGTCACGGGCTCGGCGCACATCTTCGAGCTGGAGGACTGAACATGAAGACCTCGCTCAACCTCGCCATCGGCGCGCGGAAGGTCTTGTTCTGCGAGACCACCAAGACCGCAGGCATTCGCGTGGTCGCTCAAGGGTCTTCCAACTGGAGCACCATCCTCCATCTCGAATCGGCCAAGCCCGACGCGCTCGGCGACCTGTCCTGGATCGAGCAGGACACCATCTACTTCGACAGGAACACTGCTCGTGGACAACGGGGACGGCACGTTCGCGTTCAACGACGACGAGCGTTGGGAGGACAACGAGGGGACCTCAGAGATCCCCACAGCAACGAAACCCTCTGTGAGGCGATGCTGTTGCTGGCGATCGACCACGATCGAATCACCAAGGAACTCAACCGCACGAAGGAGGCCCTCGAAAAGGCGACCTCCGAAGGGGACTGAACATGAACCACGAACTATTCGCATGGGCGGCGCTCTTGATGGCCGCGGGCTGCGTCTTGCTTCTAGGCGCGGGTCGCGTCCCTCACTTTCGGTGGGTGAAGCGCCTCGTCGGAGGCTGCCAACGGCTCGCGCGCCGGGTGATCGGCACGCAGCACTTCGAGGAGTTGGTGTTGGACGAGCTGCGCGCGGTGCAAAGCAACATCGACAACACCGATCGCCAGGTCGATACACTCACCCGGCAACACGCGGGCGCACGCCACAGATGGAACGGGCTCATCGACCGCGACTCGACGTTGAGACGCGAGGTGCAGGAACTGGGCATCCAGATCCGCAGCCTGCGCGATACGCTCGGCCCGAACTGGAAGTCGGCCGAGGGTTTCACGCGCCCGATGGCGCTGCTATCCACGCCGCACCTCAAGGCCATTCGCGACGGCGACTTCGGCAGCGCGGACGCTCGCATGTACCTGCACGCCGAATTGGAACGTCGAAGCATCGACGCAGAGTGGCGAGTTCGTCAAGCCGCGGGCGAGAAGATGCCTGTCAAGGGCGACGACTTCATCACGCTGACCTTCGGAGACCACAGGCGCAAGACCGCTCCGTTCGTCGGGCGAAAGCCTGCGCGCAAGCTCAACCAAGCCGAGCGTCGGCGCGTCAAGAAGCTCCCGAAGTGGGCGCAAGACCTCATCACCGAACTGGCCAGGCACTAGGACTATGGACCCGATCGAACATCCTGTAGTGAAGCACTCTTACACCACCACCGTGTCCGGCGTGAACGTCTATGCGCCAGGATCCTTCTTCGTCTCGCAGGTCCGGCTCTCTGACATTATGGTGGGGCTCGCGAAAATCTGCCGGTTCAACGGGCAGATTGACCGCTTCTACTCCGTGGCCGAGCATTCGGTTTGGGTGTCGCACATAGCTGAGGTAGAAGGCGACGAGGATGCGATCATTCCTGCGCTCTTCCACGATGCACATGAGACCTACAGTGGCGACTACCCCAGTCCACAGAAGGACATGGTGCCTGAGCTGCGCCCGTTCGAGGACAGCTATGAGCTGGTCGTGCGCGAAGCGCTTGGCCTGCCCGACTCGCAGGACCCCGTGTGGTGGCGTGTCCGGCAGTACGACACCTTGATTTTGCACCGGGAATTGAAGGCGCTGCGCAGGGTGTTGCCGGACTGGTACGACCCCTCCCTGGAGCGGCTCGTCCCGGCCTCGGTACAACCCGTGGGGTTCGAGTGGCAGGAGGCGCAGGCGTTTTTCCGTGCCCGGTTACACGACTTGGGCATAGGACTTGGAGGAAGCGCTTGACAGGGGTGCCCCACAGAGGTAGGGTGGGTACGGTCGCATCAAGGAGCGGCCGTCTCTCCCAGGACCACGAGCTCGTCGCATGAACGTATCCGTATTCAGGACCAAGCGCATCCCTGGCCTCAAGCGCATGGCCGACCTGGACGACGACGAGATCCTGAGCCGTGTGCTCGCGGAACCCGTCGAACTCGAGGACGCCCTGACTCGCCGCTGGGACTCGGATGCGCACTTCGTGACCTACGTCGCGGAGGACGAGGATGGCGAAGTCCTGCACGCCCGTATCAACAAGGGGGCCTTCGTCCAGCAGCTCGAACAGGCCGGGGGTCGCATCGTGGTTCGCGCCCTGGTCTTCGATCACGACCTGCCTCGTTTGGATACGGGCGAGAAGCAGGAGTGGTCGGCCGATGGCCTAGAGTCCTTCCTTGGTGACTTGTCCGAAGCCATCGGCAACTCCTACCTGGAACCGACGGCGTGGTACACCACGCTCCACGGGTCCAGGTTCGTCTACGTACTTGATTCCCCGACGGGACGCCTCGACGCCGAGGCGATGATGCTCGGGATCATCGAGGAGTTCGCCAAGCTCGGCATCGAACTGGATGACTCGTGCAAGGACTGGACCCGGCTATTCCGGCTGCCGCACGTCGAGCGCGAGGAGTACGGTCGCTACGAGTCCGAGGTCATCATGGGCGGGCCGCTGCTTTGCGCTTCGCACGTCCCGCGGGGCGAGGTGCAGCCCGACGAACTCCAAGGTGAGGCCGACGCCTATCAGGGCGAGAAGCCCGACCCCGACCAGGTTCGGGACTTGCTGGAGGAACTCAAGGACAACGGCCGCAAGTACAAGACCGAACTGGTGAAGCGTGCCCGGATCATGTTGCAAGGGCGCGAGTCCTTCAAGGTCGTGTTCGAGCACGGGGATCTCGTGAAGGGGGAGGAGAACTGGAACACCCAGGTCTTCAACATGGTCGGCAGCATCGTGGGGATGATGAGCGAGGAGGCATGTACCTCTCCGGAAGGTATCTATGCTCTGCTCTTCGATGCTGTCGCGCAGCTCCAAGACAGGGAGATGCGAGGGGCGAACGCAACGGACTGGTACGAGGTGGTATGGGACCATGTGTGCAGACTGTGGGCGAAGGAGGATGCGAAGTTGGCCGCGCGCCGTGCCGAGCACCGGCAGCGCCAGGAGGAAGCTGAGGAGCAACGGGGGGAACTGCTGGATCAGCTCCGCGGCGCGCGGCCCGACGACGTACCGGAGGACGACTACGATGCGAAGGAGTGGTTCAAGCGCCGCATGATCGCCAGCGACGGGAAGCAGCACTACGTGATGCGCCCCGACGGGAACTACAACCTGAACCCGTGCCCCGACTCCCTGCTCATCCCGATGATCCGGCGCCTCGACATGGAGGATCTCATCCCCGTCACGGAGATCCGCGGCAAGTCCGTGGCGAACCGCAGCGCCCGGGACATCATCAACGACCACGCCATGCCGATCACGGACATCGCCGCGAGCGTGCGCACTGAGGTGGCGTACATCGACGGCGAGCCCGGCTACGACCGGCTGCACGTCCCGGTCCATCGCCTCAACCCGAACCTGGTCGCCTGCTTCGATCAGCGTGTTGCTGACTGGCTCGATGCAATGGGCGGCGACAAGGCCGACCTGTTGCTGGAGTGGCTCTCGCACGCGCTTGATGTGAAGCGCGCCATCTGCGCCCTCAACCTCTACGGAGCGCCGGGCACCGGCAAGGGCATGCTCGCCACCGGACTCGCTGAGTGCTTCGAGAGCATGGTCCCGAACGACCACAAGGCGCTGGGTGCGTGGAACGGCGGGCTCCTCGAGTCCCCCGTGGTGAACTGCGACGAGGGTGTACCACAGATCAACAGTGCCGAGGTGCTGTCGCTCGACCAAGCCTTCCGATCGCTCGTGACCGGCGGGAACATCACCATCCGCAAGATGCGGACGGACCCGTTCAGTGCGAACATATACCCGCGCATCATGTTCACCTCGAACGACCGGGACATCATCCGGTCGATCGTCGGCAACCGGGACCTGACCGACGCCGACACCGAGGCCATCGAGCTGCGCCTGCTGTCGATCGAGGTCGGTCAGGCAGCGCAGCGCCTGCTCACGAGCAAGGGCAACTACGCGTACACCGCCGGGTGGGTTGCGGGCGACCGGCCATCGCAGCTCACGCTCGCCAACCACCTCAAGTGGTTGTACGACCACCGCGAGGTGTCGCAGACCAGTTCGGGGCGGCTACTCGTCGAGGGCGAGGTGAGCACTAGGTTGGTGAAGGACATGCGCCTCACCACGCGCGGCGCCGAGACCGTGCTTCGCTGCATCGTCAAGCTCATCGACGCTTCGCACGGCAGCGCGAACAGAGGCACCGTCCACGTCAAGGACGGCTCGGTGTTCATCACGGCCGCAGGCATCCAGAGCTACGCCGAAGGCAACCTCATGGTGCAAGGCGGCATCACCCTCAAGGCCGCTGGCAATCAGCTCCGGCGCTTCTCGAAGGAGCCTCGCGTTGACGCCAACGGCAAGGTCAAGAAGGTCACGCTCGAAGGCTGCCGAGGTCGGTGGTTCGAGCTGGACCTGGGCATCGTCTACGAGCAGGCGCTTGTCCACGGCATCCCTGCCGACCAAGTGCGCAGGCTACTCTGCGATCAGATGGGCGGGCACAAGCGCGCCGAAGCAATCGAGGCAGCGATAGACTCATGAAGCACGAAGAACCGAAAATACAACTCGACGGGGAGGAGCCTCGTCAAGCCATCCGGCGCAGGCTGGCGGAACTGGCGGAAGAGAACCGCGAGTGGCGTCGGATGGAGCAGATGCTCATGAAGGTGGCAGGTCAGCACGCCAACGCGCTGCGTGCTGCGCTCTGGCGGGTGTGGTATCACAAGCCGATGTCGCCGTACCGCGTGCGGCCGTGGGTCCGCGCGTTGGCTAGGTTCGTTCGCGCCCCCTTCTTCAAGGCCAGATGAACTACATCTCCGCATCGCAGATCGACACCTTCGAGGACTGCAACCGCTTCTGGTGGTTCATGCGGGTCCTCAAGCTGGAGGAGCCGCCTGCGTCGCACTTCACCTTCGGCACGGTACTGCACGCTGTCTGCGAGCGCTACCTATCAGCGACCGACAACGGGCGAGTGCCTGGCCCTCCAGGTGCTGTGTTGAGCGAAGGCCCGCTCAAAGGGCAGCAGGCGGGGCTTCCGGTGAACCTGTACCCGCCGGGGTGGGAGACCGCCACGGAGCGGGACGGCAGCGAAGCGACCGTCACCAGGCCGGAGGCGCGTCTCATCCAACGCCTCGTGGCCGAGGCGATCGAAGAGGGTATCCTGGAGCGCAGCGAAGGCGCCCAGGTCGAGCGCAAGATCCTGCTCCCGGTGATCGACGGCGTGCAGCTCATCGGCTACATCGACGTGTACCGGCCGCAGGATGGCGTACGACCGCTGCCACTGATCGAGGACCACAAGACCTACGGCAAAAGCTCGGTGCGTTTCCTCAAGCGCGAGGACGAGAACAGCCCGAACTACCTGGGCGGGGTCCAACAGCTCAAGACCTATTCCTGGGCCGTGTCGGAGCTGGACGAATGGGCTGGTGATGTGGATGTGCAGCACAACCAGTTCCCGAAGTTCCCCGACAAGGCAGTCATGAGAACCAAGGCCACCATCACCGCTGAGGAGATCGTCGAGCACGGCGACTACCTGCGCGACGTGGCCACGCGCATGCAGCGCACGCGCAAGATCAAGGACTGGGCCGACGTGCCCGGCCCGAAGGACACCGGGAAGTGCGCGCGGTGGTATGGTAAGCCGTGCCCCTTCTCGGACATCTGTGGTCGGGCCGAGACGCCCGACGCCTACCGAGCGAGGCTCGAACGCCTCAAGGCCGGAAGCCCGGCCGCACGATTGAACCTGCCTCTGGCAAAGCCCAAGAGGCGAACAAGAACCAAGGAGTCCAACGTGACCATCTTCGACAGAGCCAAGAAGCAGAAGGCGGCTCGCGCCGCCCGCAAGGAAGCGGCCGGGTCCAAGGAGGCCAAGGCGGCCGTCGAGGCCGAGGCCGAAGCTCCCGCCATCAACGGCGCGGCGCCCGAACCCGTAGCCACCGTGACCGGCGGCGCCCCGTGGGCCAACCCGGAGTGCAAGGCGTGCAAGGGCAGGGGCCTCACGAGCAAGCACAAGGCGTGCCCGATCTGCGACAACACCGCCAAGCGTGGCGGGCGCCCGACCTCGATGGCGTACGTCCTGGAGATCACCGACGAGAACACCGGCCTGGCCGTGGCCCGGCAGGAGTGCGTCGAGGAACTCGAGGCCGCGGGATACCCGCTGGAGTGGGACGAGACGGAGGCCGCTGAGGCACCCCAGGAGCCCGCTGAGGAGCCGCAGGCCGCCGAGGAGGCGGAAGCCCCGGCCGAGCCGGAAGCCCCGGAGGAGCCGGAGGAGGACCCGCAGGAGGCCAAGAAGGCCGCTGCCGCCAAGAAGAAGGCCGAGGCCGCCCGGAAGCGCAAGGAGAAGGCCGAGGCCAAGAAGGCTGCTGCTGCCGCCAAGAAGGCCGCCGAAGAGGAGGCCGCCCAAGCCGCTGAGGAGCCCGCTGCCGAGACCCCGGCCGCCGAGGCGCCGGAGGCCGCCAAGAGCACGAAGCGCGCCAAGGGGAAGGCTGGGCGCCCCACCGTGGGCCTCACGATCCTGGTGGGCTGCGACTACCTCCAGGGCGCTCCCGGCGGGCGCACGGTCATCACCTCGGCCGAGGCCCTCGCGCGCTTCGGGGCAGAGTTGGCCGAGGACATGGGCGCTGAGTCGTACTGGGCGCTCGACTCGTTCAAGCGCCGGGAGCGGCTGGCCCAGAAGGCCGACTACATCGCGAGCTCGCTCGCCAAGCACATCCTGATCCACCCGATGAACCTCAGCCCCCACGACGATGCCAGTGCGCTCATCATGGCGCTGATGGGTCTCAACGAGGGGATCGAAGCGGTCATCACGAGGATGGTCTAGTGGAGAGCCCCCTCGAAAGGCTCCAGGAGAAGCCCTGGTTGGCCGGGGACGCTGTGAAGAAGACCTGGAGCTTCGTGGTGGACTGCTTGACACCATCGTGGCGAGTGCGAGTAGCCGGACAGCTCCGGGACTTCTTCGCTGCCGAAGCAGACAAGGCCAAGGAAAGCACCTGATGTCCGACGCCTTCCGCAACACCAAAGGCAAGCGAGGTCGCGACACCGCGGACTCCTTGGAGATCGAGCGCATCGTCTCGCTGCCTGTGGTGCTCGAAGTAGACGGCCCTACCATCGAAGCGTTCTGCTCCGATGAAGTCCAGGGCCGCTACTTCGAGGAAGGCTTCCGCCTGTTCGCCTGCCAGGTCGGCGCGGTGCTCGCGTACGACCTGTATGGTGGCGGCTTCTTCCCGATCGGCGTCGGCTGGGGCAAGACCCTCATCACGCTGATGATCGCGAACCGCGCCTACCTCCGGGGCGAGTCCCGGCGCTCCATCCTGTTCGTGCCGTCGCAGGTCTACGAGCAGCTCACCCTGACCGACATCCAGTGGGCCCGCAAACGTGTGGGCCTGTCGGTCCCCTTTCACCTCCTCGGAGGCCGGAGCCTGAACGACCGTCGTCGGCTCGCGGCATCGGGGAAGAGCGGATGCTACATCCTACCGTTCTCGCTCCTGTCCACGACAGACTCCGAAGCGCTGCTGGGCGGCGACCACGAGAACCCGCCACCGAACAAGCCAGCGATCGACGGCATCCGCCCGGACCTGCTGATCCTCGACGAGGCGCACAACGTCAAGAACATGACGGCGGCGCGCACCCGGCGCCTGCGCCGGTACATGGCGGCGCACCAGCCTGCGCTCGTCTCGCTGTCCGGGACGATCACGAGCAAGTCGATCAACGACTACCACCACCTCATCTCCGCTGGCCTGCGCGACCTGTGCCCGCTGCCGATGAGCGAGGCGCTGGCGACCAACTGGAGCTACGTGCTCGACCCGGAGAAGCCGGGTAGCGAGTACGGGAGCCGCTCCGGCAGCGCGGGCAAGACCGGGCCGCTCTCCCCGTTGGTGGCCTGGGCGCGCGAGCACTTCCCGGACGAGGAGATCCCGAACGGGGTGCCAGGCTTCCGCAAGGCGTACAAGCTGCGGCTCACCACCACGCCCGGTGTCGTGGCGACCGGCGACGCCGAGATAGGCGTGTCGCTGAACATCTGCAACTCGTCCGTGCCGAAGTTCAAGGACCATCCCGACTGGCCGAAGCTCAAGGAGCTGATGGATCAGGTCGAGGACTTGTGGCTCACCCCGTCCGGCGACGAGATCGAGCACGGGTTCCACAAGTGGCGCTACCTGAACGAGCTGACCGCAGGGTTCTACTACAAGCTGCGCTGGCCGACGGTCGAGGAGTTGACGCGCAAGGGCCTGAGCGAGGAAGAGGCCGAGCTATACCTGGAGCTGGCAAAGGAGCACCACGAGGCGCGTCAGGAGTTCGCACGCGCCCTGCGCCAGTGGATCGAATACCGCGGGCGCCCGGGCCTGGACACGCCGATGCTCGTCACGAGCAACATGGCGCAGCACGGGAAGGCTAACGTCGGCGGGGCGCTGTACGACCTGTGGCGCACGATGAAGGACATGGAGTTCGAGGGGATGCCAGAGCGCATCTCCGAGCCCATGCGCATCTGTGACTACAAGATCCAGCACGCGCTCGTGTGGGCGCAGCGACTGCTCAAGAGCACCAAGGGGAAGAAGGGTGGACTGATCTGGTTCCACCACAAGGACGTGGGAGAATGGATGCACGAGGCCCTGCGGGCCGCTGGCTTGCCTGTGGTGTTCTGCCCGAGCGAGTCGTCGCGCAAGGGGTCGAACGCTCTCATCCTCGATCCGGCGAACGCCGACAAGATCGTGGTCGCCAGCATGGGCGGGCACGGCACGGGCAAGAACCTCCAGCACTTCGAGCACCAGTTCTTCCTCCAGTTCCCGCGGCAGGCCGACACGCTGGAGCAGGTACTCGGCCGCACGCACCGCAACGGGCAGATGGCCGACGAGTTACACCCCGTCACCTGTCACACGACGGAGTTCGATCACCAGAACCTGTGGGCGTGCCTGATCGACGCGCTCTACATCCACCAGACAACAGGCAGCAGGCAGAAGGCCATCTACGCCAGCTACAACCCGCTGCCCCGGCGCTTCCCGGAGGACTTCCTGCGCGAGCGCGGCTTTACCGACATGGCCCAGCTCGACCGCGAGGCCCGCAAGCGGCTTGAGGAGAAGTTCGGAGGATACGGGAAGGAATGGAAGAAATAAACCCCAGAAACACCTTGCCTTCTCCCGATGGAGAGAGTAAGATGCGGCGTCGGATCACAGTGATCCGCGCGACACACTAAGACCTGAACTAGAACCAGACTCATGGGTGCATTCAAAGGACTCAAGGACGCCAAGAGAGGCTTCAACTCCAACCCGCTGCGCGCGGGCCGCTACGTGGCGCGCATCGACTCCTGCGACTCCTTCGAGGCCGAGCAGAAGGGCCTGATGTGGAAGAACACGCTGACCATCCTGGCCGTCGAAGACGGCGGGGAGGATCCGCACAAGGTGGGCGAGACCGTCCACGTCTTCTTCAAGAAGGGCCAGTACCCCAAGGTGTTCCTCCAGAACATCAAGGGCTTCATCGCTGGCGTGCTCGACGTGGCCGACGACGAGGTGGGTGAGGAAGAGGCCGAGGCCGTGCTGGAGGACGGCGGGCCGCTCGACGGTCTCGTCACCGTCGTGACCGGGCGCCTCCAGGCCAGCAAGTCGAGCAAGGACGACGACGGAAACCCGATCAAGTACACCGTGTACTCGTGGCAGCCGTCCCTCGACGACGACGAGATCCTCGAAGCCATCGGTGAGGAGGGCGTCGAGCGCTTCTTCCCGAACGGCCTGGACGGAGACGAGGGCGAGTGATCGCCGTGGCAGCGGGGTGCGATGGAGCGGGTACAGTGTTTGGCCCGGCCGGTGGGCGCCCTAGAAGTCCGAGGACGATACCCTCGGCAGGGAGAGCAAGGTTCGAGAACCTCACCCGCTGCCACCTTTCCCAACCGAGCGTAGTTGTTGTGCCGAGTGAAGGCCGTGCTGCAAAATGCCAACACGGAAACGCTCGTGCCGGACTACTGCCCCGTCTTCGACGAGGTGGTGCCCTGCATCGCGTAACAACTGACCGCCTGGGCATGCGGCTAACAACTGCCCACCCTCTTCAATCATGAGCGAGTTCAACGCCGACGAGTTCGTCAAGTTCTGCCAGAGAGTGCTCGGCTTTACACCGCTGCGATCTCAGATCGAGATAGTCTGCACGGCAGCAGGTCGCCAAAGGCTCCTCACGGCCCGGCGCTCCGGCCTCGTCACGACCAAGCTGGCGCTCAACGCCTATCGCGCCTTCGTGGACTTCATGCAGCACATGGACAGGAGCGAGCCGTGATTTTGTCTAAGAGCATCTGCTACGCTTTCTATGATGGCGATGAATTCGTGACCTTGTGTAGTGGCGATACAGAAGAGTCTGCCATCTGTACTTACATCGAAAGTTTGCAACCGGAGTTTGGCATTCCAGCGTCTAAACTTCGCACCGTACGTGGTGTCGGCACTATGATACGAGACGACAAGACTGGTCAGCTTACATTGAAGTTCAAAGAGACAACCTCATGACACAGCAGCTCTACGTCTTCTTCGACTCCGAGACTCATCGCATCGCCGCAGGCAACATCGCCCCCGAGATGGTGTGCGGCATCTTCACTCACCGGGACGATAACCACCCCGATGGGATGCGCACGCTGGTCCTCGGCAATCACCCAGACGACGGGCTCGAGGACGCCATCGAGGAAATGCTCAGGGATGACGAAATGACGATCGTCACGCAGCGGGGCGGGTTCGACTACGCCGTCATCTGCCGCACGTTCCCGCGCCTCATCCCGCTCGTCTACGCCAAGCTGATCGCTGGGCTCGCCACCGACACGATGTGGCGGGAGAAGCTGCTGAACCTCTCGACCACCGGGCGGCTTGACAACCTGGAGCTGCCGGACGGCTCTAGCAAGCGCATCTCCTACAGCATGGAGGCGCTCGCCGCTCAGTACCTGGGGCTCGACCTGTCCGAGGACAAGGGCAACGAGGAGGAGTCGTGGCGCGCGAACTACGGCACGCTCGACGGGTGGCGCGCGAGCGAGTACCCGGACGAGGCCATGCGCTACGCCGTGAGCGACGGCGAGCACACTTGCCGGATCTTCTACGCGCAGGAGGAGCGCAAGGAGCAGTTCTCCTTCGCCTCCACGGAGACCGAGGAGTTCCAGATCGTCAAGGACTTCGTGCTCTACATGATGAGCGCGTGGGGCATGGCCGTGGATCCGGAGGCCACGGAGGAGATGGCCGCCAAGGTCGAAGAGGTCATGGACGTGACCAAGGATCTCCTCGAGTCCAGCGGCATCCTTCGCGGCGAGGGCCGTTTCGGCCCGCCGTTCGCCAAGGACTTGGACCGCGCACTCGACCTGATCCGCAAGGAGTTCGGCGAGGACTTCTACCTGGAGTTCGACGCGGAGAGCGACGACTGGACCGAGGTCGGGGAGTGGCTCGTCGAGCAGGGCGTCAAGATGAAGAAGGCCAAGGGCAAGGTCGGGTCGATGAACCAGGCCAAGCTCCAGGCCCACCTTGCGGCGCTCTACAAGCAGCTCGGCGAGATCCCGCCGATGACCGAGGGAGGCGAGTCTCGGGAGCCTCAGATCCAGTGCGACGCCGAGGTGCAGGAATACCTCGCGACGAAGTGCCCGGTCATGAAGCAGTACCACGACCGCATGGCGCTCGGGAAGATCAAGAACCAGATGATCCCCGTGCTGCGCAGCGGCCCGGTAGTGTTCCCCAGCTACGACGCCTTCAAGGAGACGACGCGCACGAGCTCGTTCGATGGCGGCAAGGTGAAGGACTCCAAGACGGAGCGCAACTACCCGTCGGTGAACATCCAGCAGATCCCGAACCTCATCCAAGGGCTCGATCCGCGGCGCTGCTTCCGGCCGCGCCCCGGCACGGTGTTCTTCGACGTGGACTACTCCGGCCTGGAACTGGCCTGCACAGGCCACACCACCTACGAACTGTTCGGCGAGTCGGTCCACCGCGAGCTGTACAACGCCGGGGTGGACCTGCACGGCTACCTGGGCACGCAACTCGCGCTCGGCTCTCCGACCGACGCGCACCCGCTGCTCGGCGACTTCCAGAGCGCCATCCGGGAGGAGGGGCTGCTCGGCGATCCGATGGCCGCGTACGAGGCGTTCAAGCTGCTCAAGACCCACGACGACGAGGACGTGCGCGCCTTCTTCAAGCACTTCCGCACGTTCGCCAAGCCGGTGGGGCTCGGCTTCCCCGGCGGGCTCGGCCCGGCCACGCTGGTGGAGTTCGCGCGCAAGACGTACGGCGTGATCCTCACCGAGGAGCAGGCCACGATGTTCCGCGAGTTCTGGCGCGCGACCTACCCGGAGATGCCGCTGTTCTTCGACTGGATCAACGGACAGACCGACCAGTACAACGGCTCGGGCGACGGCAGCGCGTACACCTACACCACGCCGATGGGCACCATCCGCCGGGGCGCCTCGTTCTGTGCCGCAGCGAACGGCTGCTGCATGCAGTCGCCCGGCGCCGAGGCTGCGATGATGGGCGCCATCCTCGTGAGCCGCGCGTGCTACGACCCGACGCAGGGGAGCGTCCTCTACGGATGCCGACCGATCGCCTTCGTCCACGATCAACTCATCGGCGAGACGACCAAGGACCCGGCCCTCTGGGCCGCCCAGTGTGAGGAGGTCGCCAGGCTCATGCGCGAGGGCGCGGAGATGGTGCTCACCTCGATCAAGATGCGCACCGACGAAGCGCTGCTCACGGCCGTGTGGTCGAAGGCGGCCGAGCCGGTGAGAGATCCCGAAACCAAGGAACTTCAAGTCTGGAGACCCGAAGCATGAACGAGACCTACGACAGCATGGAACTGGAGGAGATCCGGTTGCGACGCGACATGCAAAAGAGAAGAGGACTGAATCAGCAAGGATGTCAGATCGACTTCTCCGAACCGCCCTGCATCCCGGCCGAGCCTTCTGACGAGCCGTGCCAGCAAACGTGCGAGCAGAAGTTCGAGAGAGCCAGCTTGTACGACAACATTCAAGAGGCAGAGTACAGTGAGGAAGAGGCAGACGAAGTAATGCGTGAGCTACGAGAACAAGGTTTGGTCGAGGACGACCAGGCAGGAGTGAACAAGATCAACCGCACCGAAGGTGGCGAATCGCCGCCCACCAAGGACACCAACCCGAAGGACGCCATCGGGTCACGCAAGGCGAGCTACAACAACGTGCCCGTCCCAGTGCTCTACGAGATCGGCGCAGCCATGAACGAGGGCGCATGCAAGTATGCGGCGTTCAACTATCGAGTGGCTGGTGTCCGTCCTATGGTGTACATCGGCGCTGCCCGGCGTCATATCGACGACTACGTAGAAGGTCAGGACATCGACCCTGGTTCTGGGCTGCATCACATCACCAAGGCCATCGCCTCATTGGTGGTGCTGCGCGATGCTCAGATGAATGGCATGGTCAAGTTCGACGACCGGCCCCCTTGCGCGGTCGAGGGTTGGATGGAGCGAGCCCACGCCGAGAACGGGCAAGTGCTCGACCGCTTCCCGAACCCGAAGGCTCCATACACCGAGGCCGAACTGGCGCACAAGCGCAACACGCCGGTCAGCATCTACGGTGGGCAGATCCTGGGCTTCGAGCTGGAGGTCATGCTGCCCGCGCCGCCGGAGCATCCGGAGGGCTTCGTGTGGGCCCAGCAGGGGCCGCGGCGCACCGACCTGGATCACACCCTGGCGTGCGTCCAAGCGCTGCGGGACGACGGCTACGGGGAGCGTGTGATCCGTGTCACCCGCGTGCAGGATCGTGTCGAGCAGATGGAGGACTGCACCGAGTGGATCTCCGGAGAGCTGCGCACGGTCGTGACCACGGTCTTCCCGGGCGACCCGTCGCTCATGGAGATGACCGAGGAGGAGGCGCAAGAGGAGGCCGCGGAGGCCGCCGAGAAGGAAGAGGAGGGGTGCCTGGAATGCGACGGCACGGGAGTGTTCTCACCCACTTCCGACCCGGCCGACGGCTGGCCCTGCCGGGCTTGCCAGGAGCAGGACGGACTCGAGGAGCTGCCGGAGGGCACGGAGGAGAGCTAGAATGGCCATCATCATCCGCCTGAACGATCTTTCCGAAAACAGCTTGACAGAGGCCGAGCGGTGTGTTATCGTTCGGGCACTCAGGCAGGCTGGGGGCCACGCAGAGACGGCCGCGGACATCCTGGGCATCGGAGCAAGCACCATGTACCGGAAGATCGTTGAGCACGAAATCACCGAAGAGGAGCGATACTGAGGAAGGCTGGCCCACGGGAATGCGCAGCACATCCTTACCAACCTGCGCCCGTGCCCACACCGACCCCTCATCGCCAACACCATGATCGCACTAGGCATCGACCCGGACAGCAAGGATCTCGCACTCGGCCTCTGGGGCGACGACGGGCCGCTGGGCGCGTCGGTGTTCCACGTCGTCGGCGCGACCTCCAACTACCAGATCCTCGACACGCTGGCACACACCAGCTACTCTATGCAAGGGTACGAGCGGCCCTCGATCTGTGCGGTCGAGAGCCAGCAGATCGACCGGCGCACGAAGCGCAAGGCCGACATCATCAAGCTCGCGCACGTCGCCGGAGCCGCGGGCCTTTGGGTCCGTCAGCAGTTCCCGAACATCGACTTGATCTTCCCGACCCCTTCCGAGTGGAAGGGAGGGGTGGCCAAGCACGCGCACCAGGGCAGGCTCTACGCGCAGCTCGGATGGGGTTACGAGATCGTCGGTTCCGGCGATAGACGGTACGCGCGGCCTGTCAGAGTACCGGCCGCTTTCCAGCACATCTCCCGTGGACAGTGGAAGCACGTCGGTGACGCGCTGCTGCTGGCCCGGTGGGCATACCTGAATCCAGTCACATGAACAAGAGCAAGAAGGTATCCAAGCACGAGGCCCGCGGGGAGAAGCTCAAGGAGCTCGTCGCCGCAGCGAAGGCCAAGCGCGCCGACAACAGCAAGGTGCTCCGGGAGCTGCGCGACGACCCCGGCATGGCCGATGAGGTCAAGCAGCTCCTCATCGACGACCTGGTGCGGGTGTCCGAGATTCCGCGCGAGATCCTCGGCCCGTCCTCGAGTCGCGACCGCTACCGGCAGCTCGGCTACTACAGCACGTCCCTGGTGGACTTCTGCTTCGGACTCTGGGCCGAGTTCAGGCGCCAGGCCGGGCTCGACGAGACCCTGCACACCCGCACGGTCAAGCGCAACATCTCGAAGACGACTCGCGCGCAGGACTTGGCCCGCTACGCGGACGAACACGTCACGCCCTGGCACGGGGCGTACGACAAGCTCCGGGTCGGCAAGCGCCCGATCACGCTGGTGATCGGCAGCGACTTCCATTCACACTTCTGCAACCCGTTCGCGCTGCGCGTGTGGAACGACGTGCTCAAGGACTTGCAGCCGGACGCCATCCGTATCAACGGCGACCTCGTGGACTTCCCCTCGCTCTCGACGCACCGCCAGTTCCCGGGGCACTTCCCGATGACGGTGCAGGACGAGATCGACTGGGCGGTGAACGACGTGCTGCGCCCCGCGCGCAAGCGCTGCCCGAAGGCCGACATCAAGTTCCTCATCGGGAACCACGACGTGCGGCTGGTGACTGCGATGGCAGACAAGGGGCCGATGTTCGCCTCGCTGCGCAGCCTGAAATTCGCCGAGCAGTTCAAGCTCGACGAGTTGGAGATCGGACTCGTGTGCCGGAGCAACTTCCTGCACCTGTCGGCGCAGCAGCGCAAGAAGGACATCGCGCAGAACTGGGAGACCATCCACGCGCCCGACGGCCGCATGCTCTGGACGACCGTCCACGGCTGGCTCTGCGGCAAGGACTCGCCGCGCAAGCACATGCTGCGCTTCATGACCAACGGCACCAACGGCCACATGCACGACCGGCAGCGCGTGTCGATGGGCTCGTACGCCACGGGCGTCCACGACTGGTTCCAGACCTCGTGCATGGCGAGCCCGGAGGCCATCGCCGCTGGCTACCTCTTCGGCCCCGTCGAGTTCAACGCGTGGACCTGCGGCTTCCTGGTGGTGACTCTTTACCCGGACTCCGGCCACGTCTCCGGCGAATTCGCCGAGGTGGGCGCCGACATCGCAACCTTCCGCGGCCGTGTCTGGAAGATCCGCCAACACGAGCGCGACCAACTCTCGGCCATGCTGGAAATCTAATGCGAGTACAACAGAACGCCACGCGAGAGGGGAACGACATCGTGCTGACGCTCACGGAGCAGCCGTCAGGCAGAGTGTTGGGCAAGCGCGTGTACGAGAACGCCGCTCAATACTTCCAGCACATCCAGCGCCGGGGAGACCAGGAGGTCATGGTCATCGAGATCCCGGTGCTTGCCAAGCTGAACATCAGGCCGGGAGGCTAAGGCCGTGTGGCAGGACTTCATACTCGCCTCGGGCGGGCTGTTCTTCGCCCTGTCCCTCCTCCCGATGCTTTGCAGCTCGGCGACGGCGGTCCCGCGCCTGACCAGCGTGCCCACCGCTTCATTCCTGATGCTCTTCGCTGTGACGTACAGCACGTTGGGGCTCCACTGGGCTGCCGTCACTTCGAGCGCTGGGGCCCTCGTGTGGACCGCCGTGGCCGTGCTCCGAGGGCCACGTAACGCTACCCACCGTGAGCATAGGGCGGGTCAGAACGCCCTAACGATGACTGCCCTGCGCGTTGCGCGAGCTCGTGCTAGAGGCCGAGATTCAGTTTCGCGACGCGCATCTCGCCCTGGACGGCCTTGTCCTCGTCGAGCCACTTCAACAGCTCACGCTCGAAGTGCTGACGCACGATAGGCTCGGCTCGCGCCTCCGCGCCGACGGCTAGCTGCGTGAAGAAGGGCCGAGGCGCCGCAGGCCCTACCGCGTCCACGACGTACATGTACGGCCTGGTGCCGGGCGGGCGCAGTCGGTTGCGCCGGAGCCCTTCTTGGTACTGCTCTTTGGTCAGGCGCACCACCTGAGACCGCTTGACCGGATAGCCTTGCTTGAGGCGAGGGTCGTCCTTCGGGTTGTCGAAGAACACCAGCTTGCGGGCGCGCTTCGGCTGCACCGGCCCTCGGCCGTCGTGATACCAGATCGCCCAGTAGTGCGGGATGAACAAGCGCCCGCGCATCCGCGACTCGTTGATGATGAGCCGGATGGCGGCCCGCAACGTCTTCGAGCCGATGGTGCTGCGGACTCGAGCCAGCTCACGCTGGCCCAAGTCCTCCAGGATGAGCCGGATCAACCTGCGCTTCTTTATCATTCGCCAGTACCAGGCCCGCGGGACTGTCGCCGGTCGCCCGGCTTGCGGTCACGGGCGCCGTCGAGCTTCCCGTCCTCCGGGTTCCGATCGGTCGCGCCCATCGGGTCCTTCATCGACGCCATCGTGTTCTGGGCGCCCAGGGTCATGCCGTCGAGGATGGTGTTGAAGCCGTTGCCGGGCTGGATGAACTGCGGCACGTCGTTGTCGTCCACCGGCTTGGCGCTCTTCGCAAGGAACTGGTCCGCGGTCAGCGACTTGGATCCGCCGGTCGGCTGGGCGAAGGAGATCCCCTCACCACCCAGCGTGCAGGCGAACACGCGGGAGAAGTTCTTTTGGGCCTGGCCCAGCTTGCGCTGCTGGAAGGTCAGCATCGCGTTCGGCTCCTCATTCGACGCGCCGATCTTACCCGGCAGCGCGATGTTGGCGAGCTTGGGCGGCATGCCGTGCGCGGTCGCGATGCGCATGTCGAGCGTGCCCGACTTCTCGGAGAAGCCGCTGTTCCCGGCGTCCTCCATCGCGAGCTTTTCGATCTGGACGTGGGTCTCGTTCGGATCGCCAGGGATGTGGACACCCTGAGTCTTCTGCGAGTTGCCGATACCCTGGTTGGCCTTGAGCATCGTCTCGATCTTCGACCAGCACCCGCCGATGTTCTTCCCGAGCAGGAAGAACAGGAACTCCGGCACGCCGCGGTTGAAGTAGAAATCGAACTCGTGCTGGGTCATGCACTGAACCAGCTCGATGCTCGGCACCGCGCTCATGTAGTCGGGGTAGCCATACCAACGGTCGCGGTTGGTGGCCTGCCGGATGTGGATGACCTCGCTGTTCACGATGGTGCCAGCGAGCGCGGAGCCGGTGCGCTCGGAGGGTTGGATCACATCGTTGGCGGGCGTGTTGTCGATGCCCTCGAGTTCGCCGTCGGCCTCCTTGTCGCCCTGCCCGAAGCGTGTCTTGAGATCCGCCAGGTCGCCCCACTTCGCCATGACCAACGTGTCGGCGCCGCCCTGCTCGCCCTCGACGACGTAGTGGAAGAGGTTGGCGCTGTCCTGCTCTTCGACCTCGACGTGGATCTGCGCCGACTCGATGTGGTGCAGGCCGGTGATCTTCCCGGCGGCCTCCGCGTCCCCGTACACCACTTCGAGGAAGCACTCGCCGGTCTCGAAGTAGTCCTCGGCGAGCGCGTTCAGCGTGTCTTGCCAGGAGAAGCGCGTGAGCGGATCCAGCGTTTCGTGGATGACCTGCTCGCGGTGTCCAAGGCCCACGGTGGACGAGACCTTGGCGTCGATGCAGATGGCGTGCGTGGCGTTGAAGTCGCGCAGGTCGCGCGACACCATCTTGTCGATGAGGTGCGGCTTCTTGCCCACCGCGACCCCGGCGTTCGTGTCGCCTTTCGCGGCGTCGTCCGTGGCCGCCTTGACGGCCTTCTTGAGCATGGTGAACAGCATCGAGCCGTCACCGTGGATGTCCGTCGGTGCGGGGCGGTCCACCGAGATCAGCTTCATCTCGGTGCCGGGATCTTGGTCAGTCATCAGGTCCCTCGTCAGGGTGCAGGGCAGACCATCCCAACGTCTTGGGGTAGGTCTATCCCTTGAAGCAGAAAATCCGATTTTCAACTTGACACGGCCGTTTTGCCGTGCTACGGTGCGTGTACGGTATCACAAGATCCGTGCCGCCGCAAGAGAAATCTCGGATTTGTTCGTCCACTTCCTCTCATCCGCCGGAGCACAAGGCCGTGACCTCCTCCAGGGTCGCGGCCTGCTCGTCGTCTAAGGAGCTACCATGCGTCGAATCAAGAAGGCCGAGGTGAAGCGCCTCGCACTGTGCAAGCGGGGGAAGAACGGCCTCCAGACTCTCTACAAGTCCGACGGCACCGCCGAGTACGCCTCGCTCACGAAGGCGACCGACGTGGAGAAGGGCGAGCTGCTCAACGTCATCTGGCCGAAGGGTCTCGCCGACGCCGATGGTGACTTCGCCGACACCGAAAGCGCGATCGACTCCATGATGAGTTCGCTGATCGCGAACGGTGGACAGCTCGACATCGAACACGACGGTGAAGTGCTCCCGCGCGATGCGGTCGAGATCACCGAGGTGTTCACCATCCAGAAGTCCGACGAGCGCTTCCACGGCTGGAAGGACTACGAGGGCAACGAGGTGGACGTGACCGGCGGCGCGGCCTCCCGCATCAAGATCAACGACCCGGGCCTCCGTGCGGCGTACCGCAACGGTGACTGGGACGGAGTAAGTCTCTTCGGCCCAGCGGCCGTCGAAGAGATCGACACCAAGGCCGCGTCACAACGTGTGGCCGCTCGCATGGGCGGCAGCATGCAGGAGAACGACATGACCAACGAAGAACTGCAAGCCGCCCTGGCCGCGCAGGAAGTCAAGTTCGCCGCCCTTCTCAAGAGCGCGATTGCCGACGCCCTGGGTGCCAAGGAGGCGAAGAAGCCCAAAGAGGGCGAGGGCGAAGGCGATGGCAACAAGCCCGAGGTCGAGACCGCCCCGACCTTCACCGGAGACGTGAACGACCCGCAGGCCCTCGCCGACTACGAAGCGTCGCTGCGCGCCTTCGAGCTGCGCAAGGCCATCGCCTCGGGCAAGATGAGTGCCGACGACATCGCTCAGATGCGCAAGTCGCTGAGTGAAGTCGGCCCGACCGTCGCCGACCTCAAGGAGGCCGGGATCGACGCCAAGGAAGGGGATGCCCCGGAGGTCCGCAAGCTCCAGGTCCAGCTCTTCAAGGCGCAGAACCGCAGCAACGTCCCGGCTCGCACCGAGTCCGGCCTGAGCGCGGAAGAGGAGCTGGCGAAGTCCTGCGAGGCCGAGGGCCTCGAACTCGCCAAGCTGCTGAACGAGAGGATGGGGTGCTCGCCCGACACGGGCGGCCTCCGCATCGTCAACGGCTAGACAGCCGCCGAACTTCAACACCAACCGACCAACGAATAGGAGTACACTCCAATGGCCGACCAACCCAAAGAGCTGTTCGGTGACGCTGTTTCGCAGACTCCGAGCCTTCGCGCCTACCCGGCCGAGAACGGGATCGCCGTCAGTCAACTCGCAGCCCTCGCCGCCGACGCGGACGTGGCCCACCTCACCCCGCTCCAGCGCAGCGAGTCCACCGGATTCCACTCCGTGTGGTCCGCGGGCACCGACGAGGTGAGCACCATCACCTCCGACTCCACGCCCGCCACCGCTGGCTCCTTCACCCTGACCGTCGATGGTGCCACCACGGCCGCCATCGACTACGACGCCACGGCTGCCGAGGTGCAGGCCGCACTCGAGGCCCTGCCCAACGTCGCTTCCGGTGACGTGGCCGCGGTCGCGACCGCGGAAGCGAACCTGGGCGTCGCCGACGCCATCGTCACCCTGACCTGGGGTGGTGCGTGGGCTGGCAAGCCCGTCGATCTGAGTGCCGACATGAGCGGCCTCACCGGCAACGCGCACGTCCTCGCCGAGGACACCGCGGGTGCCGGTTCCGGCGTCGAGATCGACGCCCTGCTTTGGGCGCCCGACGAGGCGCACGAAGGTCTCGCCGCTGGCGAGACGCACATCCAGGTCTTCAAGATCGGCCTGGTCTACGCGGACGACATTCCGCTTCCGTCCGGCGAGAGCCAATCCGAACTCGACGCGGCCCTCAAGTCCATGCTCCTTCGCCAGAAGGGTATCGTCGTCCAGGGCCTCCAAGGCGTCGCCTAGTCCGAGCTTCTGCTCACAACATCCTGACAGGAGATTCCAATGCCGAACTCTGCCGACGTTCTGAGCTGGAGCACGCTGACTCCCGCCGTGAACAACATGAAGGCGCCCAACAGCTTCATCAAGAACATGCTCTTCTCGCGCGACGTGCCCGTGCCGACGCGCAACATCGAGCTGTCCTTCCTGGACCGTGGGCGTCAGATCGCGCCGTTCGTGGAACGCAACGGTGCCGCCATCATGACGGAAGGCCGTGACGAGACCTTCCGCGTGATCGTCCCGCCCCACATTCGCGTGAAGCGTCCGATGACCCCGAGCGAGCTGCTCAACAAGCGGCGCCCCGGGTCGGTCATCTTCCCGGGTGCCGACGGCATCCAGATGGCGATGCGCGAGTACATGGCCAACGAACTGGCCATGCTGGGCGACGACATCACCAACTCCGAGGAGTACCTGTGCGCGATGGCGCTGCGCGGTGCGATCACCTACTCCGTCACGGACCAGTCGAGCTTCACCATCACGTTCCCGCGTGATGCCGCTCACAGCTACGCCCTGGGCGCTGGCGACCGCTGGAACGAGGCGACCGCTTCCTTCCGCAAGGACTTCCTCGACGCGGCCACGCTCGTCAACGACGCCGTGAGCCTCAACGTCACCGACGTGATCCTCGGCACCGACGCCGCGGATGCCTTCCTGGCCGATGCGTGCGGCGAGCTGTCGAGACTGCTCGACATCCGGCGCATGGCGACCGGCACCGTGGACCTCACCCAGCAGATCGCCGAGTCCGGCGCCCTGTTCCTGGGCACGTTCGTCCACGGCATCCGCGTGTGGCGCTACGGCCGCACG